CAGGCTTCAAGAACCGCATTATCAATGGTGCGATGATGATTGACCAGCGTAATGCTGGGGCTAGTGTGAATATGGCAGCATTGGATGGTGGGTATTGTCTTGATAGATGGAGAACTCAAAAAAATGGGTCTGGCGTTTTAGCTTTACAACAAACATCAACAGCGCCAGCAGGATTTTCTAGCTCATTAAAAGTAACGGTATCAACAACCTCAACACCATCAGCAGGTGATTTTTATACTATTGGGCAGATTATTGAAGGATATAACTTTGCTGACATGGCTTGGGGAACATCAAGCAATCAAGCAATTACTATTTCATTTTGGGTTCAATCTAGCGTAACAGGAACATATACAGCAAGTGTATATAACTATGGGGTAGGTGCTTATGCATATCCAGCTACATTTACAATAAATTCTGCTAATACTTGGGAACAAAAGGCTGTAACAATTAGCGGAGCAACTTCTGCTGCATCTGGAACATGGGTTACTGGAAATACAGGCTCTTTATACTTGCGTGTTGATTTAGGTTCTGGTTCTAGCTTTAACGGAACAGCAAATGCATGGAACTCTACAGGTGGATTTAGAACTTCATCTTCAGTGTCGTTAATTTCTAACGCATCTGCTACCTTCTACATCACAGGTGTTCAACTAGAAAAAGGCTCTACCGCTACATCATTTGACTATAGACCGTATGGTACAGAGTTGGCGTTATGTCAGAGGTATTATGTCGATTTGGCAAACAACGGCGGCGCTACTCAAAACTCTTGGCGTGCCATCGGTTTTGCCGCAACCTATACAACAACTCAGGGTACTTACGTCGTTCAGGTTCCTGTGCCAATGAGAACCCTACCTTCTCTGTCCCAGTCGGGAACTATGTATTTGCAAAATTTGGGAGCCACATCGGTTTCAAGTTTTGGTGGCCCCTATTCGATGGCGGGGACGGTTATTGAAGGAGATTTCACGATGGTAGGCGCTGTGACAGCAAACACCACTGCTATTTTGCGATGGAACAATTCGTCCACTCAAAAGTTTGCTTATTCTGCGGAGTTGTAAAATGTACAAAACAATCACCACTCAAGGCGGCGAAAGCATCATCAAGACCAATGATGATGGCTCAACAACTTCTTTTGCAAAGAGTGAAAACAACACAGACTACCAAGCCTATCTAGCATGGCTTGACGAAGGCAACACACCAGAACCTGCGGATGAGGTAAAGTAATTGTTCGGAATTAGCACATTTGCCCAAGTACCTTTTGCTAGCTTAGCATCAACAGCACACGTTGCTTCGATGACTGAGAATGTAGGTATGGCTGACGCTAATACACAAGTTTGGTCTTTCCAACAAGCGCTTCAATTAGTGTCTGGTAATTCAAATGCACTTCATTAGTGGCTTTATCATAGCTGCTGTGTTGACACCATTCATCGGTGCTTACTCTATTGCTGTAGTGGCTGTTATTGCGTTACTAAAAGAGATATACGACTACCTACACCCTGACAAGCACACTGCTGACTTTTGGGATTGGGTAGCTACTATTCTTGGTGGATTATTAGGTGCAATTTTATTATAAATATATAAAACAGGAATAATATCTGTAGCGCCAGCAGGGTTTATAAACTCGCTGAAATCTTCCAACAAACTGCCGATTAAAATTATAAATAATATAAACATTGCGGATAGGGAAGCAATATGACAACAAATAATCTTGACTTTAAAGTCAAAAATGGACTACAAGTAGGTACTGATGCAGTAATTACAGGATCAGCAACAGCTACTTCATTTATTGGAGATGGGTCAAGCTTGACTGGTCTTCCTACTCAAGCATCATTATCAGTTGATGATCTTATTACGCTTTCAGGTGTTTCTGAAGGTTCTGCAAATCTGGGTTCTTTTACCGGAACTACAATCGCAAATAACTCAACAGTTAAATCTGCTGTACAACAATTAGAAACATCGGTAGAAACTAAAGCTGATGTAGGTGTTGCGGCTGCTTTATCAATTGCTCTAGGATAATAAATGGAAACCGCATTCACCTCTTATGTAAATAAAGATGTAGGTACTTCGGCTGCTACTATAGTAACTGCCGCAACTTCTACTCAAGTAACTTTAATTGGTATGTCCTGTTCTAATACAACAGTTAATCCAGTTACGGTTGATGTGTATATCACAAGATCAGCAACAAACTATTATTTAGTTAAAGGTGCAACTGTACCTGTTGGTGGTTCATTAGTTACTATTGGTGGGGATCAAAAAGTAGTATTAATTGCTGGAGATATACTTAAAGTATTATCTTCTGTTGCATCTTCTATAGATGTTATAACATCATCTTTGGTAACAAGTTAATATGGCATATATTGGGAATACACAACAGAATCAAAACTACGTTCCAGCCGTTGATTATTTCAATGGTGACGGTGCCACTGTAGCATTTACACTTAGCCGTCCTGTAGCTTCTGTAGCTCAGGTTCAAGCTGTTATTGAGAATGTCCCACAAAACCCCGGCAGTGCATATACAGTCAGTGGCAATACAATCACGTTTACATCAGCACCGCCATTAGGCACAAGCAATATCTATGTGTACTACACAAGTCCTAATACGCAGGTAGTTCAACCTGGACAGGGTACTGTAAGCCCAAGCTCATTAAGCACAGGCGGACTATATTGGGATACAATCGGTAATGTTGGGATTGGTACAAGTAGTCCTAACGCTAAATTAGAAGTATATGGGCAGCGTATACGTGTAAATGCAACCCCTGACCCCGGTATTGAATTTGCAAATACATCTGCTGTTAAAGGCTATGTATTCTATGATACAACTAATGATTTGATGACAATGCGTCACGCATCTAGTACAGGTATCAATCTAAACTCCTCTGGTAACGTAGGGATTGGTACAAGTAGTCCTGTAGATTTACTTACAATTTATCGTTCATCTGGTTCTGGTATTACTTCTGGTATTTCATTACAAACTGCTGCTGGTGGTGTTGGTGATGGGTCTTATATTAAATGGACAGGCGCAAGTACCAATGAAAAAATTGCTCGTATTGATGGTGTTGAAGAAGGAACGGATTTAGGCTCAATTAGATTTAACACAGGTAATGGCGCAGATAGTTTTGCAGAACGCATGCGTATCAGCAACCACGATCTCACTGCAAATAGTTTTATCAGCACTGCGCAACATACTAATAGTAATACTGAGGGCGTATATAAAATTAACACTGCGAATACCAATTATATTCTTTACTATCCTCGTCGTTTAACAGGGTTAAAACTTGGATATCCTCTTAATAAGTTTGACTCACAGATACGCAAGGCTGATATTTTTGGTGGTGCAGAATTGCCTATAACTAGTATCTCAAGTGATGTTTCTAATCCGAGTACTATCACAGTAACAACTCCATATGCACACGGTCTTGGTCCGGGTACACCAATTATTGTTAATATCACTAATAGTCCAAGCTCAGGCAAAGAATATGCCGAAGGGTCATTTAATATTTTAAGTATTCCATCAACAACAACTTTCACATACCAGGCTAAAACTGGCTTAGATGTTAGTGATGATATCGAAGCAACAATTTATATAAGACCAAGTTCATTCTTTGTACATAGACCTTTTGACGGTGGTGTATTAATTGGCTCAGGTACTCCACACCACGGTGCAATGTCTGCACGCCAAAGTAAAAAATACTTCCGTTATCAATCAGGTAAAGGACTTGTGTGGACAAGTGGTACACTGTTAAGTACTAACTTTGACGTAGTAAACGTCAGTGCTACAGGTACAGCAGTGAGTGGTAACACTATTAGCATTACTACCGAGGTTGAACATTACCTACAAATTGGTGCCAACGTTCGATTGAGTGGAGTTACTACCACAGGCTACGAAGGTTACTATCGAGTATATGGTATTACTAGCGACACTGCATTTACAGTAGCGTTAAACGAAGAACTTGGATCAAGTGCACCTACACTAGATCTACAACCAAAACTTAACCTAATAGGATGGCACGGCGGATCTGTACGTGCGGGTATATTTGATGACCAAAATGGTGCATTCTGGGAAAATAACGGAACTCATATCAACGTGGTGTTACGTTCAGCTACATTTCAGCTTGCGGGTACTGTAAGCATGGAAGTCGGCAGTAACTATGTAACTGGTGACGGTAACTGCCGTTTCTTAGAACAGCTTAAAATTTATGACCGTATTGTAGTACGAGGCATGAGCCATACAGTAACCAGCATTATTAATAATAACTCGTTAACTGTTAGCCCAGCTTGGCGCGGAGTAAGTAACCAAACACGTGTTAAAGCTAGTCGCGTAATTGATCAGCGTATTCCACAAAGTCAGTTTAACATTGACAAAGTTGACGGCACAGGACCAAGTGGTTATGTGTTGGATGCAAGTAAAATGCAGATGTTGCTGATCCAGTATACGTGGTATGGTGCTGGTTTCGTAGACTTTGGTCTACGTGGCCCACTAGGCAACTACATTATGTGTCATCGTATACAAAACAACAACGTCAATGATGAAGCATATATGCGTTCAGGTAACTTACCTGTACGGTATTCTGCAAACAATGAAGGCCCTACTGCAAGATTATCTACAGCTGCTAACACCAGTGTAACTACATTTACAGTTGATGATGCTAGTCAATTTCCAGCAGCAAGTGTAGCTTATCCATTCTATGTGCAAGTAGAAAACGAAGTAGTTAAAGTACAAGGACATACTCCGGGTACTAATACATTTACTAACTGCACTCGCGGTGCTACATTTACTCTATGGCAAGATGGGTCTAGTAAATCATTTACTATGGGCAGTGCTACCACTCACTCAGCAAACGTTGGTGTCACATTATTAGATTGCACATCAAGTCCAACCCTAAATCACTGGGGTAGTGCAGTTATTATGGACGGTGGTTTTGACCAAGATCGTGGTTATGCGTTTACCTACGCACGCAATAACATGGCGTTGCCTAGCACTGCTGGTGCAAAATCCACAGTATTCTTAATGCGTTTGGCACCAAGCGTAAGTAACACTATTATTGGTGATATTGGTCAGCGAGACTTGATTAACCGTGCGCAATTGATTCTTGAGAACATGGTTGTAAACGTAACTGGCGGACGTTTCGTTGTTGAAGGGATTTTAAATCCAACTAATGTTACATCAAACACAATTGAGTGGATTGATCTAAATACAGAAAACAACGGAAATCAACCAAGTTTTACACAGTTTTCAACGGCATTTGAGTTTACTGACAGTGCAACTGGTGGTGTAATTGGTGCGTTGCGTAATGAATTTGGTGGTATGGACCGTTCGGGTATTGCACCGTCGACGTTTGTTCGATATATCAATTACGCCAAACTTGGCACAACACCTGGTATGACTACCAGCGGTGCAGGTACAGGTGCCAATGTTAGTATTTGGAAAACATATTCAGGTACAAGCACAGTAAACTATGTTACTACACAGATTGTTGTTTGGGAACAGGGTACTGGTTTTGCTGTAGGCGATACTATTACTGTACCTGGTAACATTTGGACTACCTCAACTACCAGCACATCATATAGTGGCACTGCGCCGACTAATAATGTTACCTTAACCGTGTTAGCTGTGGCACAGGGTGTTGAAGGTGGTGAACGTTTATTTGCTATCCCAGTAAGTACAACAAACTCAGGCTTCTTAGATCTAAGCAAAGTTAAACAAATTGGTACTAGTGCTATCCCAGGCAATGGAATTTACCCAGACGGTCCAGAAGTATTGGCTATTAACGTTACTGCAATTACTCCAGGTAGTGCTGCAACAGGAGACTTCCAAATTACGTTCTCAGAAACACAAGCGTAATTATTTTGTACTAAAGACTATAGGACCTGCGGGTCCTATTTTCTTGATAAATACTCTAAAGACATGAGCGGAAATAATGGCACTAACAAGACCTAGAGCAAGTCAGATCAATACCGTTATAACTAACGTAACTGACCCCTTAATTGTACTCAACAACGGCAGCACCACAGCCAACATTGATGTTGGCCTGGTTATGAATCGCAACAATGGAACTTTACCAAATGTTGCTTTTTTCTGGAACGAAAGTGCCAATAGTTTTGTTGCAAGTTTTACAACATCCACAGGCGGCACAAATGCTAATGTAGTTGTCGGCGAATATGCCAATGTTCGTGTTAACACCTTAACTGGCGACATTGTATCAACGCTAGGGAATATTGCTAGTTTAACTTCTAGTAATTTAGTATTACCTGGCACATTGACTCTCGGTAGTCAAATATTCTACACACAGGGTAGTGATGGTTTTAGTGTCAATGAGGATTTTAATATTGGCAACGCTACTATTACAGGATATCACTATACATCGGGCGCCGGGCGCAACAGTGTGGCATTTACCTTGGCTAGAACAGGGCAGTTCACTAACGGGTTTGGTATCCATGGAACCACTAGCGATAATAAATTTGTAATTGGCAGTGAGTATGCAAATTCAACATTCCAATTTAAAAAATCCATTGGAATGCCATTTGACGTTTCTGGCGGTACTACTCTATTTGAGATCTTACCTACCGGTAACTTAACTGTCTATGGTAGTATTTTACCAGATGCTAATGTGAGCTATGATCTAGGTAGTCCAACACAGAGATTCCGAGATGGTTACTTTAGCGGTAATACTATCTACATTGGCAGTGAGCAAATGGGTGTCGATGCTGATGGTAACTGGTCATTTACCAGCAACGGCGCTACAGTTTCGCTAGGCGCAACTACAGAATTTAACCCGCCAAATGCAAACATTTCAGGAAATGTAACTGCTACAAACTATCTATTTTCCAACGGCGTCAATCTTATGTCAATGGTTAATAGCGAATTTGGCAATGTATGGGCTAATGCGGCCGCTCAATCTGGTAATCTTGCAGTGTTATGGCAAAATGGATTGGATATTACCTCAAACATAGTTGCTCTTGACAATTACACTAGCACATTGAGCACTAGAATAGTAGATGCCGAGGGCAACATTATCGCCATTTACGCCAATCTTAGTTCTGTTGCAGGTAGTCTAGCAACTCTGACTAGTAATGCTGGTGCACAAGCAGGAGCGATTTCTAGTCTGACAGGCAACAGTGTTAGCCAAGCATCTGATATCTCAAATTTATATACAATTAAAGCTAACATTGATACACCTACATTTACAGGAAATGCAACCTTTAACAGTATAGGTGCAGTACAATTACCTAGCGGGACGTCAGACCAAAGAACTGCTGGCACTGCTGGACAAATACGTTATAACAGTGAAACGGGCAGTTTTGAGGGCTACACTACTACATGGGGCAGTTTGGGGGGTGCCGGTGGCGGCGGAACTCCGGGCGGTGCAGACACTTACATACAGTTTAATGATGCAGGCACTACCTTTGCTGGCGCTAGCGCATTAAAATACTTTAAAGGCAACGGAGTGATACTAGCCAATGCTGATGTTGTTAGTACATCTAGCACAACTGGGACCATGCAGATTATTGGCGGTTTGGGCGCGACTGGGAACACTACCATACAGGGAATATTAACCATTGGTTCCGAAAACATGACCAATGTAGTTGAATTTACCGATACTGTTGGCGCATTCTATCATAATGCCAACAGTTGGGCACAGGTCACTCTACAAAATTTAAATTCTGATATAGGTAGCAGCAGTGATTTTATTGCTTATGCAAACAATGGAGATAATACCAGTGGTTGGATTGACATGGGTATCACTGGAAACAACTTTGTTAATCAAGGTGGGGAGTACGGTATTACCGGGCCCAATGACGGCTATATATTCATGGCTGGCAAGGACGGAGCTAATACAGGGGGCAATTTAGTTATTGCAACCAGCGGTTACGGCACACATAACGATATTGTTATTGCTACCGGCGGGTTTGATAGCATCCACGAAGAAGCCAGATTTGTAGCCCATGTAGGTTTGAAATTAGTCCAAGGGACGCCGAGCACTAGTGCAACCACTGGTGCTCTTCAGGTTGTTGGCGGCGTGGGCATTGGCGGCAACTTAAACATTCTAGGTGATGCTACCATACAAGGTAATCTAAACATTGTAGGTAATGTTATTCGATTTGAAACCAATAGTCTTTCTATTACAGATAGTTTACTTTACCTAGCAGAGGATAATTCAAGTGACTTCTTAGATCTTGGATTAATTGGAAGTTTTACTAAAGACAGCTACTATCAACATGGTGGTATTGTTAGAGACGCAACCGACGGGATTTGGAAATTCTTTGCCAATGTAGAATCAGAACCTACAACAACTGTGGATTTTGGTAGTGCTACCTATAGTCCTATCAAAGCAGGAAATATTATTGCCACAGGCAATGTGGTAGTAGGATCTAATATTCGTGTAACAGGCGCTCTATTAAACTCAGCTGGAGAAGCTGGCATACCGGGGCAATATCTCACTACTACAGGAACTGGGCTTGCCTGGACTGATATCGAAGCAGGTGCGCTGTACACTGCGGCTAACACTGCACCATCGTCACCAACAGTTAACGACGTTTGGTATGATACCGACACTGGAATTTTGTTCCAATATCAAGATGATGGCGATACTGAGCAATGGGTAGACATTAGTTCAGTTGCCTTAAATACCAATGTAGCTACGGTGGCGGGTACTAGTTTAAGTATCTCAGGCAACGGTACAGTAGGTGGCACATTTACATCAGCAGATGCTATAACTGTAAACAGCGCAAATTCACCCACTGCCATCGCCAATGGGGGCACCAATGGAGTAGGCAACATTGGCTCTAGTGGTGGTGCATTTAATACCATATTTGCTAAAGCAACATCAGCCCAGTACGCCGACCTAGCAGAACGCTACACCTGCGATCAACAATATTACCCAGGAACCGTACTAATATTTGGTGGCAGCGCAGAAGTTACATTAGCTACAGATTCACATGATCCACGAGTTGCAGGTGTGGTAACAACGCATCCAGCATATCTAATGAATGACAGTATCCAAGGGGTTGACATAGCCTTAACCGGAAGAGTACCATGTCGTGTATTGGGTCCGGTAAATAAAGGTGATAGATTGGTTTCTAGTAATATTCCAGGAGTAGCACAACGCTTAGATCTGGAACAGTATGTTCCGGGATGTGTTATTGGCAAGAGTTTAGAAGTTTTAGAAAATAACAGCGTAACAACAATTGAAGTAGCAGTAGGAAGATTTTAACATATGGCACAATTTCCAAGTACACCCAATAATGGCGATCAAACCACCGTTAATGGTATAACCTATACCTATAACAGTACTAAGACTGCTTGGATTCGTAATAGCACAACTGGCGCTAATCTAACAGCCAACAGCCTAACCATCACTGACTCTACTAATAGCTCGAGTACTACAACAGGTGCGCTAGTAGTTACAGGTGGGGTCGGCATTCAAGGAAATCTAAATGTAGGTTCATTCTATGCCACTACAGGTATATTCAGTGGACCAGTTGCATACAGTGATCAAATTACAGTTAGCGGAAATTTAGTAGTATCCGGACCGGCTAATTTTTCAGGAACAGTTCAACTTGATAATGTAACAGCGGCGACTTTTAGTGGCACAACTTCAGTATCAGGTACGTTCACTTATAATGGCGGCACTGTATTAACTACTGCCAACAGTCCTAGCTTAGGTGCAAACAGTATTATTAGAACAAATAGTAATACTATTGACGAAGATATTACTATCCCAAGTGGCACCAATGGTGTTAGTGCCGGACCGATCACCATCGCCGACGGTAGAACTGTTACAGTTAGTGGTGATTGGAGTATAGTTTGAGTAACGTTGTAGTAGATGAATTATCAGGTCGTCGCGATGGCAACCATGTAATTGCAGTTCCAGCGGGACAGACTCTACACGTGGCCGGCCACGTAATACAGACTGTGTGGAGAAAAATGGATTATCATGCCACTTATAATAGTTACAATGACACTGTTAGTCGTGATATTGACGGTTTAAATCTATCAATTACACTGAAAAATGCTAATAGCTTAGTTTATTGTAAATGGTGGTTATTTTATGAATGTCATCACGACATTACATTTCAAGCCAAACGGGGCGGCACTGTGATTGGATACAATTCTGAAGTAGGCAACGTCAGATGGAGTGGCATAGGCGTAGGAGACTATGAGCACAGTCATGATCAAAGCAGTACTCCAACTTATAGCCACATGTGTTGGGTTGATGCGCCCGGTTCAGTTGGTCCTCACACATACAGTTTAGGTTCAAGGTCTAGCACAGGAACAAACTACGACATTCGTATCAATCGTGCATGGGCCAATTTTACCAATGACTACGAAGCTGGCGTAAGTTGGTGTGTGCTTGAGGAGATTGCACAGTGACTTTAACTGTACAAAACCTAGCATCGGCCACTGGTTCACAAATTGCTATTCCTAGTGGGCATCGTCTGCAACACCAGGGCAAAGTTATACAAACGGTCTACGTAAGAAGCGATGCTAGAGCTACTTATACTGCCGCACCATCAGGAGATGGTACACAGATTACTCCCTTAAATTTAACCATAACTCCCACTAGAACAGACAGTGTTATATGGCTACGATGGACAATATTTTATGAAATGTATCATGATTGCATGTTTATCGTACATCGAAATAGTAGTCTAATAGGCTACAATACCTACAGAGGTAATGTACGATATAGCGGCATTCTCGCCCCTCACTATGATAATGATTACAACTCGACTCCTCAAACTAGTACAATCAATTGGTTTGACCGCCCTGGGACTACTAGTGCAACAACATATCAGTTAGCTGTGCGTTCATCAAATAGTCCCACCAACACACTGTCTTTGAATCGAACTATTGGTAACGTCGGGACTGATGGTTACGAGGTTGGAGTTAGTTGGGGATTTGCTAGGGAGATATCAGGATGACTCTGCGTGTTGATAATATCTACGGCGCCAGTAATGTTGTTCGTGTGGCTAACCCTAATGTACTATATGCCCCTGGACACATTGTTGATGTGTCTTACACCGTAAGTATGGAGAGAATGTATTACACAATACCAACCAATGATGGTGGTATGAGGGGTGATAGTTTTGCAGAAGGTAGTAACCAAGGTGGCACTATATTACGTCCACTAGATGTTACAATAATACCCAAAAGTCCGGATAGTTGGATTTTTATTGAATTCAATGTATTCTACGAAGCACACCATGATATTGTGTTTACTGTGTTACGTGATGGTATGTTAGTAGGAGCCCAGTGGGGGTCAGGCTATAATCAAGGCATGTGGACTGGTGCGGCACCATCTAGATACGATAACAATAATGATAGTACACCTTCATATCTTAATTTGCCTTGGATAGACCGCCCAGGAAAAACACAACCAGTGACCTATAGTTTTGCAGCCAAAGCGTCTGGCGCCACAGCTCGCGATATGACATTAAATTGTACTTACACTAATTATTTAAACGGCGCAGATTATTACGAACAAGGTGTAAGTTTTAGTATAGCGCAAGAAATTGCCGCATAAGGAAATAAAATATGGCAGAAGATTTATCACAAGTAGCAAGCGAAGACCTTCCTCAAGCTAGAGAGCTATTACCACTTCCGCTGGCTATCAGAGAACTAGCGCCGACTAGTCGCTGGAGCCTAATAGGCGAAGATCTTAGTGGGTTGGTATGGGAAGATGATCCTACGACTAGACCCACAGACGAAGAGATTTTAACCAAAGCCCGCGAAATCAAAGCACAGGCACCGTTGGCATTGCTGAGACGCCAACGTGATGCACGTATGCGCGAAGTTGACTGGGTGACTCTACGTGCTATGCGCACAGGTGAAGCAATATCGCAAGAGTGGAAAGACTACATGCAGGCCTTGGCTGACATTACAGAAACTTCAACGCCTTCAATTGTAGCTGGAGTTTTAGTAGGAGTAACATGGCCTACCAGACCAGATGGCAAACCTGCAGGTTCGGCATATAGAACATAAATTATGAGTACAGTCAAAGCTGATAATATACAAGGTGGGAGTAGAGAAACTCTAATACCAACTAGCGAATTGCGCAGTCGAGTAATCAAATCCTATCAATTTAATTGGAATGGCGGTTGGTGGGATCCTAGTGACAGCTATCAATGGTTGCCAGCTGGGTATCACGATTACTTGCCTGCTAGTGCAAATAGCCGTATCAGATTTACGATTAGTCTGAGTTATTGCCACATCAACGGTCATGGAATCAGTCATTGTATTTTTTATGCAAATGGCAACGAAGTAGGTAGGCACTGTATTGCCGGACAAAGCCCAGAACACATGCATACCTATGTATGGGATATAGCCAGCTGGGGCACAACAGAAGGACGAATTGGTTATCAGATTCGTCGATATGGTGGTAGTAACAGCGGAAGATTTCACGGCGTGACTCATTGGGACGGAATTGGCGAAGGCAATCCAACAGCACACAGTGAATTCTTAATAGAGGAATATCTACCCCTATGAGTACCATAATCACCGATCAATTACAATATGACTATGATAAACCTTTAGTCCCAATTACCGAACTAGGTCATAGAGTTATTAAAAGTTTTAGACAAAATTATGATGGTGGTCTGTGGAACCCTGATACAAATTATAATTGGGTACCTGGTATGTATACGTCATACACTCCACTGTCGTCATCTAGTCGGATTCGTGTATATTGTCATTTGCCTTATGCTAGAAACAGTGGGAGCTCACACGCTATAAGTAATTGGATATTTTATGCTAACGGAGTTGAACGTGGTCGGCACAGTGTCAGTGGCAACCATTTAGAAGATATGAGCTGCTACGTATGGGATATGGCCAGTTGGGGTACAATCGAAGCTACAATAGGTTATCAGATGCGAGCTCATGCGAATGACAATCATGAAGTTCGTCCGTACACCACACAATACTGGGACGGTGGTGGAAGTACACAAACATGTCGAGGTCAGTTTGTGATTGAAGAATATTTAACTGGAGTATAGATTGTGGCATTAACTGTAGAATATTTACAAAATACAGCAGGATCAGTTACTGTTCCAGTTAGCGAATTACAGATTAGAACTATACAGTTTTATCAAGCTGAATATACATCGGGTGAATGGAATCCTGACACAAATTATAACTGGATACCCGGTGCTTATGCCGATTTCACACCAAGGCGAGCAGATAGCCGTATAAAATACACCATGCGCTTGCCTACCGCATGGTCAAATGCCTCGCATGCCATCAGCCATTGGTATTTTTGGGCTGCTGGCACACTATATTGGTATTGGAGTGAAAGTGGAACACATGTTGAAAATGCAAAAATGTTTCAATTTGAAGTGCCTAGTTGGGGTACAAGTACTCAGCGTATAGGAATGCAGATGCGTAGCTACGCTAACGATAATCACGAAGTTCGAGCATATAGAACATATTATTGGAATGGTGCAGGTAGTGTTCAGAATGCCTACGGGCATTTGATAATTGAAGAGGTTCTTTATTAATGACTACACTTACAGTTAATGCATTAAAACATACTAACAGCGGTCATGCTATTCCGATTAAAGAGCTCACAGCTCGTGTAATACAGCGCCATGTTGCAGACTATACCAGTGGCGAATGGAATCCAGACAACACTAGTAATTGGGTGCCAGGTAGCTGGGTTGATTTTACACCCCTAAGAGCCGACAGTAGAATTAGCTATATCTGGCGTTGCCCCCATGCGTGGTCAAATGCCACCCATGCTATCAGCCATTGGAGATTTTATGTCAATGGCATTTTGTATTTTTGGCACAGTACCAGTGGAGTACATATCGAAGACGGCTGTGTACTAAAATGGGACGTTCCAAGTTGGGGGACTTCTGCAGGTAGAATAGGTTATCAAATACGATCATATGCCAACGACAATCACGAAGTAAGATTGTATACTACATATTACTGGGATGGCGCCGGCCGCAGTGCCCAAAATGCCTACGGACAATTAATTGTAGAAGAATACGTTGGTGTAAGTGATGCAACTAGTAATAATTCTTACAGTGTTACAGCTGGTTAAATACTATAAATGAAATTAAGGAGAATAATATGGCAGATGTAGACTTTGGCGAAGTAATGCATAAGTTCTATGCCGGTAGACAATACGGAGTGCGCGGACCTAACTATGAAGATATTACCTGGTTAGAATCTGAACCTAAACCCAGTAGAGAAGATCTAATAGCTAAATGGGAAACTATTAAAGACGAAGTAGTTCTGCGAAGAGTAGCGCAAGCTCGTGCTACTCCTGGTAACTATCCTAGTAGAGATGATATGATTGTTGCTTTGTGGGAAATGGTTGTTGAAAATCGACCCGAAACAGCCCAAGCACTTCAAGCACGTCGTGAAGAAATTAAAACTCAATTTCCAAAACCAGTATAATCAATGACCGGGATATTAAAAGTTGATACTATACGTAATGTGGCCAACACAGTTAGCCTTACGCCTGCAAACTTACAACGCAGGCTAGTACAGCGTACCACTAGATGGTTTAAAGGTGGGCTTTGGAATCCCGGTAACAATTACAGAGAAATTCCGGGAAGTTTAATTAATATTACTCCGCTATATGATAACAGCTATTTGACCTACACCTATATGTGTCCATTGGGACATCGCGGTGCAGCACACAGTATCACCCATTGGATTTTTGTAGCCTATGGTCAAGAGTACGGTAGACATAGTCGTTCAGTAGATCACCAAGAATCTGGACAAGCACTGCGCTGGGAAGTACCTAGTTGGGGTGCTGGAAGATCTGGAACCATGGGATACTTTACTCGCCAATACACTGACAGTAATCATAGTGTGCATTTTAACGGTCGTAGATATATCGATGGCAGCGACAGCAGTAGAGCTGTTCCAAGTTGGGTCTCTGTTGAGGAGTATTTACCTGCACCATGACCGGAATTCTTACAGTTAATACTTTACAAAATGAAGCTGGCGATGTTAGCATTAACACTTCGCATCTACAAAGACGCATATTACAACGTGTGAGCTACGTGCATCGAATTGGGTGGTGGAGAGGAAGCAAGACCTATTACTGGGTACCAGGTGCATATGTTGACTTTCGTCCTATTAGGTCAAACTCAAGGGTACGACTAACATTTAGTATACCTACTAGACAGTATGGCAGCCAGCATATGATCATGCATTGGATGTTTTATAGAGACGAAGTTTATTATGGTCGACATTGTCGCGGAGGACACCATGTAGAGAATGCCTTTGCTATGGAATGGGATATCGCTAGTTGGGGAGAAATGCAGTACGCTAGGGTAGGGTATAAATGTCGTAGTTATGTAGAAGGCAACCATAATGCGCACCTATATCTAACTCAATATTGGGATGGCGGCAGCGCAAGCAACGACATACAAGGACAAGTTATTGTTGAAGAATACATACCTGCAGCATTTTAGTCAAATCTGAGTTGCTATTCTAATCAAGCTACTATATACTATTATAGTAGCTTTTTATTTTTTAAGACTGTATATGACTCCCGAACAACTAATCTGTCAATTTATCAAGAAAGACCAACGAATTCTACAAATAGGCGGTGATGATAATCTTAAAGATCTAGCCGAGGCAGATACCTACACTTATCTATCTGTTGATCAACTTAATGTCATTCCAGCACAACCTTACGATTATGTTATTCTAACAGAGGTGCTTGAATTAGTCGACGACCCCGTTAAATTAATTAATACTGTTAAAAATCTATCTCGTAGCGTAGTAATATACGAATACAAATATGATGATGTTGAAATCAAACCTACATGGCGCAAACCGTGGCAATCAGTAGGTTTGGAGTTTTCATTAACCCGAGGTTTTGACTACGTGAATAGTATATTTTTAGGTTACGCTACTATACATATATGCGAAATGCCATATACTACATCAGAAACTGAACAAAAGGAACACCCAAATGCTATTAGATAACATAGCTATTGTTGGCGGCGGAACTAGTGGATTAGTTACTGCACTTATATTAAGAAAAACGTATCCTAAACTAAAAATTGATCTAATAGAATCAGATCAAATTGGTATTGTAGGAGTAGGTGAGGGCAGTACCGAACACTGGTCAAACTTCACAGGGTTTTGTGATATTAGTATTAGTCAACTAATCAAAGAAACAGACGCCACCTTTAAATATGGTATTAAGTTTGATAATTGGAACGGTGACGGCAAACATTACATGCACTCTGTATCAAGTGCATTTAACATCGAAAGCCAAACAAATAGTAAATTTGTCTACAGTTGGTTAATAGCCAATGGAGGGACTCCACAAGACATCGTACACGAGTATGTAGGAAAGAGCCTACATAGAAAACCCTATTGGAGCATTAATCAGTTTCATTTTAACACGTTTAAACTAAATGAATTCTTACATAAACTCTGCGAAAGACGTAGTATTAATATAATTAAGGCAGAGATTGAGTATGCTACACTTAACGAAGACGGAGATATTGGCGGATTAAAAACATCAGATGGTCGTACGTTGTCTTATGATTTTTACGTAGACAGTACAGGATTCCGCAGGCTACTGTTAAAAAACACACTAGGAGTTCAATGGAAAAGTTACAACAAGTATCTGCCAATGAATAGTGCGATTGCATTTCCTACAGAACGAACAGAAACTATCCCAAGTTGGACCTTAAGTAAAGCATTGGACTCAGGATGGTTGTGGAGAATTCCTACACAGAATCGGTATGGTAATGGGTATGTGTTCAATGATCAATTTATGGATTTTGACCGGGCTAAACAAGAAGTAGAAAGATTGTACGGACACGAAATTGTAGTAGCAAAACAAATTAAGTTTGACGCAGGTATGTTAGAGCAGTCTTGGAAAAATAATTGCGTTGCTATAGGCCTAAGTAGTAGTTTTGTAGAACCGTTAGAAGCCAGTGCGATTGGCGCCAGTATACAACAAGCATTTATGTTTTCTACGGCTGTTGCTAGTTACATTCCAAATAGTGGGAATACCTATGCCGAACGAGTGTTTAATAAAGAAAATCAAGAATTAGTAGAAAATATCATTGACTTTGTTAGTCTACATTATGTTGTTAAACGTCAGGATACTGACTTTTGGAAGAGTATACAACAATTACCAAAAACTGATAGCCTACTAGAAAAATTAGAAATTTTTAAACATAAATTTCCAGGAAAGAGTGACTTTGAAAATCGACGATTAATGTTTAAAGAAGCCAATTGGATTTTAATCATGCATGGCCAAGGATTGATACCGCAACACGTAGCACAGCAAGATGTAAACATACAACCGTCGCATGTCATTGACAGTATTAATAATAATATTACTAATATTATCGGGCCTATGGGTATAAACGACGATCAAGCAGTTGATCATCGGACTGCACTACAGTGGTTAGTGGACAATCCGGAACAGGGTTTTTATGAGTCAGATTTTTAAGCAAGGGTTAAATTGGGTAATAGTTGATCATATAGGTAACCTTGATTCAACTAACAAAATGTTAGAGACTGTTACACAAGATGACTGGCACGCATATACTAGTGCAAAAGGTCCCAATAGTCATCAACACTATATAATTAATCCAAATTGGATGCCACATGCCAATCATCAAGAACCCGTTGGTTGGCCAGATATTCGACGCAAGTTTACTAAAATCGTACAAACCGAGATAGTCAACTATGGTCTTATGCCAATGAATTGGACTGAACTACATGCCTGTTCAGCATGGACTGTAACTGGAGAAGAAAACAGCTATCACACAATTCACGAACATGGGCCTATGAATATTTGTAGTGTTACATATTTAAAAGTTCCAGAGCATCAAGAAAGTCCTGCTGGACAAATTTACTTTGTGCTACACAGTGACGGGTATAATCCACTAAGTACTCCAAACATGCGAGTGCTACACATACAACCACAACAAGGAATGATAGTTATATTCCCAAGTTGGCTATTGCACGGTGTATATCCGCAAGGACCTGGATTGCGACAAACTTTAAATATAGACTTTAACGGTGACCCTAACTACAAGTTTAATATTCCACATTCTGGCGGCGCAAGTTACGGTTGACACGCAGTTTAAAAGATTGTATAATACGCTTATACTTAATAGATAGGTGTAGTTTATGGATCAACCTTGGCAAGTAATTAGCGCATTAGAAACGCACAATCTCCGTACTAACAAAGAACAAATTATTGCCGCACAAATCCAAAGTCAAAACACGGAATTTTTTGAAGGTTGTCGTCTTGCACTGGACAGTATGATTACTTTTGGTGTAAAACAAGTTTCAGAAAAAGATAAAGATGAAGGCCAAGGCCTTAGTTGGACGGGCTTTAAGCAACTAGCAGAAGCATTAGCCAATCGACAACTCACTGGCAACGATGCCCAAACAGCCATTGCCCACGCACGTATGCGAGCAACTAAACAGCAATGGAATTTATGGTATCGACGTATCTTAATCAAAGACCTGCGCTGTGGTACTAGCGAAAAAACCATCAACAAAGTAGTGGAGAAATTAAATGCTAAAGATTACATTATTCCTGTGTTTACTTGTCAACTTGCTCATGATTCTGCCAATCACGAAACTAAAGTGGCAGGAGAAAAACTTGTTGAAGTTAAACTCGATGGAGTACGTGTTATTGCTATTGTCTATCCAAACGGCCTTGTTAGTCTTTTTAGCCGTAACGGTAAACAACTGGCAAACTTTCCATTGGTTGAGCAACAATTAGCCAAACACGCTATTTTCTTTGCAGAACCTGTGGTCCTTGACGGAGAAATTATGAGTGCTAGTTTTCAGGATCTAATGAAACAAGTACATCGTAAAAGTGGTGTAGCCAGTACTGATGCTGTATTGAACCTATTTGATATCCTTACCTTGCGTGAATTCCAGCAGGGTCAAGGAGAACATCGGCAAATTGATCGCAGTTATAGTCTGCAGGCATGGTATAATCAATTTAAGGATCACATGCCTAATGTTACAGTAGTAGGGCAAGAACTAGTTGATTTGGATACACCAGAAGGACAAACTCGCTTTAAAGAGATCAATGCTACTGCTATTAGTGGCGGCTATGAGGGTATCATGATCAAAGATCCAACCGCAGTTTACGAATGCAAACGTAGTACTGCCTGGCTTAAACTTAAACCATTTATTGAAGTTAGTTTGGAGGTTGTAGATGTTGAAGAAGGCACTGGCAGAAATAGTGGCAAAATGGGGGCTCTGGCATGTCATGGGCAAGATGATGGCCGTGATATTATTGTTAATTGCGGAAGTGGGTTTACTGATAACGATCGTGCAGTTTATTGGGAATCACGTGAGGAACTAATTGGACAGATTGTGGAAATTCGCGCTGACGCTGTCACGCAAAATCAAGACGGTACGTACTCGTTACGTTTTCCTAGGTTCCTCCGTTTTAGGGGTTTTGAAATTGGCGAAAAACTATAAACTAGCACAAGACGCAAATAAAAGCGTAGTCTACGGTGCCTTGTTGGAAATAACAAAGAATCCCCGCTTATGGCGTCACAGTGATGTTGGGCGTGAGTATAGCTATCTGACTAAAGAAGGATATGAAGTTATTGGTGATCTTATGCAGGATATCTTACGAACTGTAGATGCATTAGACCAAAAAGTTGTTGAGCAAAAGGCCAAAGAAGTTGTTTGGAAAGAATTAGGCAAGGAACAAGAATAATGTTATTAGGATGGGGCAGTGACGCATTTAGACTATCAAAAGAAAGGAATCGTATGATCTTAACACGCAATGAAATTATTGAAGCATTACAGGAACACAAATGCATAGTAAAGTTTACTAAAGTAAATGGCGAAGTACGTGAAATGCCCTGCACCTTACGAGAAGATATTGTGCCCAAATACGAACGCAAAACACCAATGAAAGATGCTACAGGTAAAAATCAAAATGTTCTTAGTGTGTGGTGTTTAGACAAAAACGAATGGCGCAGTTTTAGGGTGGATAACGTACTTGAATTGCGATTAGATTTAGGCATGCCTATAGTAACGTAATTTTGGTAAAAATTTGATAAAAAGTGGTTGACAAAATCATTAACTGAGTATATAATATATGCTCATGCTTAGGAAAGCAGTTGTACTTTTATTAAACTTTATGGAGATTTACGCATGGCAAATTTAGCTAAAGTAACAAATCAAGTAGCATTCTTAGAAAAATACCTACGCGGTACAGGTAAATCATTAACAGCAGCTCAAGCAAAAGCAAACTACGGTATTGGTAACTTGTCAGCTCGTATGAGTGAGTTTCGTAAATGTGGATTGAATGTTAAGACTTCTGTTAATACAACAGGTAAAACTGCTTACACTGTTACTGCTCGTGATTTAACTGGTTCACGTGCTAAGTATTTTTCTTAATATTAACGTTTAAGTTAATTATTCTTCAAAAAGCCCCTAATAGGGGCTTTTTGTTTTATAAGTAATAGTATATGAAGTTTATTAATCGATACCAATACGTAATATTCCAAATTTTAGCACATCTGGTTACAGCGTGGGCAGTGTTTGCCTTTCACTGGTCTGAATGGTTGCTGGCTATTCCTTTTTACTTTTTGCTAGTAGGAGTTGGTATTAGTATCACTTATCACAGACTATGTACGCATCAAGCATATAAACATTTCCCTCATTGGTTAAAAATATTAGGACTTGTATTTGGCACAGCCAATGGTCAAGGTACTAGTATTGGGTGGGTTACAAAACATGCACAGCATCACAGCAAGAGCGACACTGAACTAGATCCACATAGCCCACACTACGCTAACCCCTATAGACTATATTGGACTAATTTGATTCATGGCGCCAATGTCAACCCAAAATATGGTATCACAGCACTACGCGATCCAATTCAAATTTGGTTTCACAAGTATTATTGGTTTGTAAACGCCGCATATGCAGGTCTTATGTGGCTTTTAGGTGTTGAATTTTTAGTATTTGGTTACTTTGTTCCGGCGGCTTTGGGTTGGTTTGTAACTGGATATGGGGTAGCCTGTGCTAGTCATCAACGAGGTTATATTAGCTACAACAACACTAAAGACCACAGCAGAAATAACATTTGGGTAGGATATTTGGTATTTGGTGAAGGGTACCAAAATAATCATCATCGTTTTCCAAGTGACTGTGTACTAAGTAAACGTTGGTACGAAATTGATACCCTTGGGTGGTTATTTAAACGCTTCCGTTAAAGCCCATCTGGACGAGTTACATGTTCAATTTGTGTGTAACCTGTTAAATCAGGATTGTTAACGTCTTCTAAAACTAAAGTTTGCCCCGTTTCTGATTGATATGCATTAACTTCATCTATAGTGTCTGGAGTACCCCAACTTGGGATATACAGACGTGCTGTACTTTCATATTCATCAAAGAACGCATCGTCAGAGAACACATGATCGACTACTAGCGTCAAATCAGTATCCGGATTGCCCTTCATGTATGTGGTAATCTTGCCTGTGTCGTTAAATCTTGAAATATTTTCTACTACTGTGTCAAAAAAGACATACATAGCCCAAACTGAATTAGTGTCGGGTCTAGTAAAAGTTCCTCTAATAGATTTTGCCATTTTAAAATCCTTAAAATATATCAAGTATTTATTATTTTTTGATTGACTTTTTTATGTTTTGATAGTATAATTGCTACTGTTAATAATAATTATGGCACACATTATGGCAACTACTAAAACATATTTGGCTATTGGCGCGGCTGTATTCGTAGGTAACGTCTTGTATCATGCGATCGATAATGGCAGTGAGCGTATCAGCAACGTAGAGGAACAGGTCGCTGAAATGCGTGAAGAAGTTGAAGAACTTAAGCAGGTGGTTCTTGCGCACACTCCTATACATGTAAAATACAACAAAGATGACGTTGAATGTTTAGCTCGCAATATCTATTGGGAAGCCGGGGTTGAGGATATGATGGGTAAAATTGCTGTAGGTAACGTTACAATCAACCGAGTAAAAGCTCGTTATTGGGGTACACATATCTGTGATGTTGTATATAGCAAGGATCAATTTAGTTGGACTAAAGAAAGAAAACGTGCCTGGGTCAAATTGCAAGGACAAGCATGGAGAGACAGCCGGGCTGCAGCCCATGCGGTATTGGATGGCATTAGCGTAAAGCAATTAAACAAGGCCTTGTATTATCATGCAGATTATGTTAAGCCTAAATGGCGAGATAAAGACAAGCAAGTGACCCAAATTGGGAGACATATTTTCTATACACAAGCAAAGGACACAAATATCAAGTTATGAAATATTTTAGTTACGGAATGAACACTAATTTAAGTAGCATGGCCATGCGATGCCCCAAAGCTCGCAGTCTTGGCGCCACTGTACTACCGCATTATCAATTTGAATTTAAAAGTTTTGCCACAGTTACTCCAAAAATGGATCACAAAGTTGAAGGTGTTCTTTGGGAAATCTCTGATGAATGTGAACGTAGTTTGGACCGTTTAGAAGGCTATCCAATTTACTATGGTAAAATTATTGTTTGGGTTGAGTATGAGGGTCAACTGGTCCCTTGTATGACTTACTTAATGTACCCGGAAGAAGAATACAACTACCCTAGTCAAAGTTATGTAGACATGCTTACAGAAGGGTACACATCACACGGTATCAGCTTAGACCAAATCAATTGGGCACTAGTACAGATAGATGACCTAAATGGTAATACCTGGTTGACAGGTAAAGAAGTAAATTATATAGTATAAGTATCAAGGAGACACATATGGCCACTGAGCAACAAAAAGAAGAGTTGATGCAGACTCTTAAATTTACGCCGCGTAACTATAAAATTGAAATTTGGGGTTATGGTGGAGAAATTTATTGGGGTCCGGTTGACCGTAAAATCTACGACTTGTTCAAAGAAAAATCAATCGATATTGAGCAGTACGCAGGTGGTTGGGATGACGACATGTGGGCAGATATTCCAGCAGACATGCGTCCATTTGAACCAGGTAGTGCTTATGAGTGTGATTATGGGTGTCATTTGAGCGGTGCTACCTTTGACGAAAGTAGTTACGTAACTGTCTACGATGAAAATGGTGAGCAGGTTTGGCAAAGTAGCCTAGACAGTGTGGCCCTTGCTGAACACGGGGTAGGATACGATTGCATTGATGAGAAGTATGTCAATGACTACGAACCAGGCACTGTAGTGTTTATGGGTGCGCAGGGTGAAAAAGGACTATTTTTTGGTAACGAGTTTGAAATTAAATCGCCGTTTGATCCTAGCAAGCTACAGATTAACTATGAAGACTGTGACGGCTGGATGCTGACCAGCAGTGTAAGTTATGATGGCCAAGACATTGACGGCAATGACTACGATACCACAGGTAAGTGGGGTGAGAACAAGTGGCTCATCATTGGTAGTGATGAAGAAGTCTATGATGGCGTAGAACGTGACGAAGAATCCTATGAAGATACTAGCGATGATGACGAAGAAATTACATTAGATGATTGGGATCCTACCGCAGAGTTAGATAAGATTGAAGTTCCTAAAGTAGATAATACGTTCCCCATGCAGGATGGTGATGGTGAACCGTTGGACGACCCAGACAGTTCATCAAAGGGTAAGTGGCCATTCTAATGTCGATATATACAGCAACTAATAGTCCTAATTACAGTAACGTAATTGTTGGTGGCAGTCTAACTGCTACTACAGCCAACCATAACAGTGTGATTACTGTGTCCAACGGTACAGGCGCTACTTGGAGTAATCAAGCCAGAACTACTGCCAAAGGGCAACTACACCTAGAAGGTCCAGATGCTGACTTGGTTATCAATGGTGTTAAGCTCAGTGACATCTTAAATGGCATTACTGCTAGACTTAGTATCCTACAGCCTAAACCAGAACTGCTTGAAAAGTACGAAAACCTACGTCAAGCATACGAGCATTATAAAACCCTAGAAGCCTTGCTACATGAAGAATCAACTTCTAAATAGCAATTACGTACTGGACGTTCGAGGCGAAGCTATCAATCAAGTTGATGAGTGGGTCAATCTTCATTTAACCAAAGATGAAGATTATACCTACATGCTGTCTGATGTATTTCCTCCCCGTTTTAGGTACTATTTTAAGTGCCCGCAACAGCATTTAATGGCCACACTTAAGTCTTGACATTTTGGTTAAATGGTGCTATAATAGCATTAAATAATACAAAAGAGAGCTAGAATTATGTCAATTTTACAGGCACTTTTACAAACGTATATCTTTATTAGTGTAGCTTTTACCACGTTCTTCTTAATTGGTTTGATTAGAAATTTATACAAAGCTCTTAAAAAAGACGAAGCTGCAGAAGTACTTGAAAAAGTTAAAAATCAACTGAAATTAGTCTACATTGAACAGGACTGTGGTATGTTTCATTTGTATGACAAAACTACTAATTGTTTCATTGCCCAAGGGTACACAGAAGATGAAATGTGGGCTACAGCCAAGTTGAATTTTCCTAAACAAGAGTTTATAATAGAAGGTGAAAATGGTAAGGCCGTTCTTGTTTCAGTAAAGGATATAAAATAATGACCATGCATCTACTACCGCCTATGTATTCAACTACCGGCAAAAAGCGAGGCAAGCAGAAACACCGTACAGCAGAAAGTGCTAACAAGGCACGACGTAATGCTGAATCATGGCAACAACTATTGGAGAAATATGATGTTAAACCCAGTAAAGTGGTGGTGGAGAAATCTAGGTCCAGCAGAACAACTGCTGGTAAAAGTGTGGCTGTTCCTAGGTATGATTGGCGTAGCCGTATTGATCCTAGTCGCCTTACTGACAGCATTCCTAGCCGTGACACAGGTGTCAGTGTAGCGGCTCGTCCAGCAGACAAAGTTTATACTGGTGATGCCATGTTAGGTGTTAGTGTCTTACACAAGTCAAATGGTATTCCGGTATTCCGTCAAGAAGATGCTGTGGATATTGCTAAGATGCGGAGAGGATAATGCGTAAAATTATTGGTTGGGTACTAAGTTGGACCCTATATTGGTTAGGTGATCTTGTGAGTAAACCTATGAATTGGTTTGAGTGGGCATGGTGGTTATATCCTGTGTACAATCGCTTAATGAATTGGAGTTATGACATACAAGAATGGAGCGGGAACACAGGTCCATGGAAAAAATCAAATGGGTGATGAGTGGAAAGAATACTATCGAGAAGTAACGGAGGACATGGGTTTGGGTAAAGACGAAGTGGCTAAAATGCTTATGGATATGTACGATAGTAAAAATCGCAGTTGGATGTATGCCAGTGACGAGGAAGACCTTGAGATTACAGAAGCATACTATGAAGATGAAGAAAGTGTTGACGCAGAGTATGCTACCATCCTAATGGACGAACTTACTGAGAACGGGCTAGACTCACACATCTTACTCAAATATCCAAAGATTGCCGATTGGTGGGGTGGTATACTTAAAGAACGCAAAAAGAAAGCAGAAGCACTGCGTAAACGTGAAGAAGCACGTCGTAAGAAGGAAGAAGACGCACGTGCTCGTGAGTCGTTGCTAGCACGCCTAACCCCAGAAGAAAAGCGTTTATTAGGAGTCAAATAAGTTGTTAATAAATAGAGTATTAAAGGAAGTATAGTTTGGCCAAAGAAGACGTATTAAAATTTACCGGCACAGTTGATGAAGTATTAGGCAACAGCATGTTCCGTGTTACATTAGAAAATGGACATAAAGTTGTGGCATATATCGGCGGTAAAATGCGTATGCACACTATTAAAATTATTATGGGTGACACTGTAGAAGTTGAAATGACCCCATATGATCTAACTAAGGCACGTATTGTTTACAGAAAGTAATGCAATTAAATCATAAAGTTAAGCTAGTGACTGTAATACAACACATTATAGCCCTTGCAGGGCTATATTTTTACGGCATCACATGGGGATCTACCTTAACTGTTTTGGTTTTTTATTTTATATTCTTTGGGCTAGGGGTTAGTGGGGGATATCACAAACTATTCTGCCATAGGGCATTTGAAACTACAAAGTTTTGGCGCCGGACTCTATTAGCTATTGGCACAACTAGTGGTTTGGGAAGTAGTATTGCGTGGAGTTTAAGCCATAGACTTCATCATAAGTACAGCGACCAAGGTGTTGACAAAGATCCGTATTATCCGCAAGGTGGCTTTTGGCCTGCATTTGTTGCTTGGTGGGTAGTTCCTCGTAATGTACCATATAATCCTCTGATTATTCGCGATCTACTAGCCGATCCAGAGCAAAGATTTATTCACGATCATTATTTTAAAATCTTAATTACATTTGTTTTAGTACTAACTGCTATTAATCCCTGGCTCACTATCTTTGTTTGGGCAATCCCAAACGTACTAGGATATCACGCTATACAAGCTGTTGGAGTTATCAGCCACAGTTTTGGGTCACAACAACACAACAACCACGATAATAGTCGTGATAATTTTTTAGTTGGTATTCTTACCTTTGGTGAGGGGTTTCAAAACACCCACCATTATACTCCGAGTGCATACAGGTTACACCGTTACGATGTAGTGGGGTATATCATCGACCACTTCCTTAAGAAATAACGCTTTCCTAACAGATTTTGTTTGTTCATTCTAGGTAAATACAATATATAGAATTTATCTAGAGCGAACATATGACTATATCTACAGAACAATTTATTAGCGTTAACGTGGGATCTTCAGCCAACGACGGCACCGGTGACAGTTTACGAGATGCGTTTATCAAAGTTAATGAAAATTTTGCTAACATAAGCGATATTGGATTTGATGCCGGGAACATTAATGTCCAAGGGGCTATTGAAAGTCAAGGCAATATTTCTGCACCATTTTTTGTAGGAAGCGGAGAATTTCTTACTAATCTAGCACTAGGCAATGTTACTACAGTTGGTAATTTGACAACACTAACAGTAACCGGAAATATCACTGCTAGTGCTAATGTTAATGTTACTAACAACATTGTATCCGGAAACGTATATGCACAGGGATTTTTCTTATCAGATGGTAGTTTACCTCTTGACAGCTACACCGAAGATGCCAATTTTACAGGCAATGTGACTGTAGCTAACGTATATGTTCCAACTTCAAATAGCAGTGCAGGCAGCGCAGGTCAAATTGTGTGGGACACAGATTACCTTTATGTGTGTATTGCAACAGATACATGGAAACGTGCCAATTTGGCAACATGGTAATAGGATAAATTATGGCTTTACCTAAGTGGTTAACTCCAGCTGGCGTTCTTGGGATTATACCTGAAACTGAGTATTACGAATTTCCGCTAGATGCCTACGATGCTAGTGGTGGTACACTAACCTATCGTTTAGTGTCTGGCAGACTCCCTCCAGGGATACAATTAATTTCAACAGGCCGACTACAGGGCATCCCTATTAGTGAGTTAGGCACAGACATTAACATTGAGTATCGATTTACTATACGAGTACAAAATAGCTCAACCGGTGGGTTGTCTGACAGAACATTTAGTATTACAATCACTAATGTATTTCCTCCGACTATTATACCAAGAAATGTTGATTTAGGTCTTTATCTTGATGGTACTGTAGTAGATCTGACCTTAGAGGCCATTGAGTTTACACCAGGCGCTGCACTAACATGGCGATTAGTTGAAGGAGAATTGCCTCCAGGGTTGTCTATTACTACCAGTGGCGTTATACAGGGGTACATAGAACCTATCCCAGAAACAGCAATTAGAACAATATCAGGCAACGACGAAGGTGGAAATGTCCTATCTTTAACAGGCTGGGGGGTTCACTACTGGAACGAGACAGTTTATTATCCAGATGATTCTAGTGTTGCAATCGGTTGGGCGCCAACTACTCGCGCAGTAAGTAAAAGATTTACCTTTTCAATTGAAGTGTCCGATGGGGTTAACTACGATCGCACAGACTATACATTAGATGTGTTTCCTCGCAGTAGTTTAACCGCTGACAATGATACACTAACCGTAGATACTACAACAATACAGTCTACATACGCACTGCAAATTGATAGCGGCGCCAAACACGACCCAATTATTCTTACCACACAAGACGATCTTGTACCAGTTCGGCAAGGTAGTTTCTTCAGTTTTAACGTAGATGCGCTTGACTTGGATGGTGATAATTTAGAATATACATTACCAATTGTAGCTAGCGGTGCGTTTGATGAGCAAGATTTTACCAGCACATCTTCGTTAAATTATGTGCCAACTAGTCCTTTGTCTGGTGTTATATCAGCAGGGGTGTTTCCTAAAACTAGTATATCAAACACACTAGCAACTATTAATTTATATACTGGATATTCTATATCTGCTAACGTAGGAGATTATATTACACAGGCAATCACTGGTGCAAACGCACAAGTTCGTGCCAATGTGATAAACAGTAATCAAGTCACTGTGACTATTTTAAATAGCGGTTTTGCTGAAACTAAAGGCAATCTAGCGGTCAATGGGACCGAACTAGTGGTCTCAAGCTACACTAGTGCAACTGCAACGTGGGCAAATGTAGGGGTGATTCCTGAAACTGTTACCACAGGAGAACCGGAAATTATCGTTGATCGCACTAGCCCGGGATTGTCTCCGGGAGATGCTATTAAAATCCTTGGTTCTAGCGATTTTTGGTACTCTGCAACTGTAACATCCGACACATCTGTAAAATTATTAGGGAATACTAAAGTAGCAGGCAATGTAGGCGACACATTAACGCAGGCAATCAGTGGCGTAGATGCTAGTATAAACAGTATCAGTGATACCACTGGGACGCTAACCATCGGTGGCGCCATTTTAGTAGGTACTATTCAAATATTAGGAAATTTAGTTACAGCCAATGTGGGAGATTTTGTAACGCAAAATGGATCTTTGGCAAACGCACAGGTTACTAGTAATGTAGTCGACGGCAATAATATTTCCGTAAGATATCTAGTAGGATCATTTACTACTGGGTCTGGTAATTTAAAAATTAACGGTGCAAATGTAGCATCGTATCCTGCTTCAATAGTTAGATACTCAAGTACAGTTGGGCTAACTGCTAACGTAGGTGATTTTATTACCCAACCATCTACAGGAGCAAATGCTCAGATTACTGCCAACATAATTTCAGGGTTAACTGCTCAAGTAGAACTAGTTAGTGGTGCATTTACCCTAGGATCAGGAAATATCCAACTCAATGGAGCAAACATTAATGCGTATCCAAGTAATGTTACGGCAACCACTGACATTGAGGTTACCTACAACACCAGTGACGTATTTTACTTAAATTCCACCGAAAGCACTGCAAAAATATTCATAGCAAATACTTCTACAAACAGTACCCCTATTAGTATTAACAGCGTTGGAATAACTGTTGGAAGTTTAGCAATAGAAGGCACTACGGGATTTGATGAAGGCAAATTTGATCAAGGTACCCTAGCGTTGCCACCCGGGTTGAGCATCAACCCCGATACTGGGTGGATGACTGGACAACTACCGGCTCAAACAATTAATCAGATTGATTACGATTTTGAAATCTTAGTTAGAAAATCAGATGATCCGACATATGAATCAAGTAAACTGTACACACTAACTGTACTTGGTGATTTAAATAATCGAATTAATTGGATCACCCCGAGCAATCTTGGGACTATACAAAATGGCAAGGTTAGCGACCTATTTGTAAAAGCATTGTCGACTAAAGGAAAGCCTTTAGTATATTCATTAAAGACCGCTGGAAGTCACAGACTTCCGCAAGGTCTATCGGTAACGACTAGTGGGTTAATTTCAGGGCGTGTAAGTTTTCAATTATTTGGATTAGATCAAGGGTCAACATCTATCGACGGCGGTGACACTACGTTTGACAATACTTATACCTTTACCGTGGTTGCAAGTGACATTGATCGCACAGTGTCTGCTGAAAGAACATTTACTATACAAGTAATTAATAGAAACATCAAACCATACGAGAATCTGTACCTTAAAGCTCTAACCTCTTACGATCAACGACAATATTTTGATAGTATTGTGCAGAATCGTACAGTATTCCCACAAGAACTTATATACAGAGGTGAAGATCCGTGGTTTGGTATTGCTAGAGATATCAAAACATTATTTTTGGCGGGCTTAGAACCAAGTACATTAGAAGAATATATACAGGCCGCAGATACTAACCACTTCACAAAACGATTAACATTTGGTGATGTAAAAACTGCGCAAGCACTTGATGAGAATTTTAATGTAAAGTATGAGGTTGTATACCTAGAGATTTTTGACGAGAATACAAATGCAGAGGGAAGTGGCCCTGCAGATGTTATAGATTTAACAGGTCGACTTGAAACTCCATATTACGATGAACAAGGCAACGATTATACTATTGCTTACCCTAATTCATTTACTAACATGAGTTCTGTTATAGTGGCTGGTTTGGGCTATGCTAACAAAGGCGCCTTGCCAGACTGGATGACTAGTCGGCAACCCAATGGTCGACAACTTGGATTTGTAAGATCAGTTGTTCTAGCATATACAGTGCCAGGGGCTAGCGATCTGATTGCATACCGTTTTAGAGAACAAAATTATCAACTAAACTCCATTGATTTTTCAGTAGATCGTTATCAAGTTGATAATAGTTATAGTGAAAATTTTGACATTAGTGCTGGCGCATTTTTGACTAGTACAGAGACAACATTTGATCGATATCCAGCACTTTCTAATGTTTTTGCTGACAAAGGTGTTGTCGATTATGCAAGCCCTCTATCTTTTGAAGACATCAATAATCGTAGCTTAACAAGTATCAGAAGTCTTGGTGGAATCGACGGTATTAACAACATTAAAACCGGTGATCGATTAGTGTTTGGATCACAAGAATTTCGCAAGGGGCAAAATGATATTGGGGATTATAACCAGGGATGGAGTAGAGTAGAAACCCTCTGGGATGGTGAAATTTGGGATAACAGTCAAGGAACCAGTACTACTAGTGACGATTTAGGTTGGGATGCGGCTAGCTATGTCTCTGGTTACAACGAACACAATCTTGATCTAACAGTTAATAATGAACGTATTGGCATTTGGGAAGTTTTGATAACTGATCAGATTGTCACATTATCGTTTGTTGAAACTATGGAATTTTATGATAAAGTCTATGTCAGAAACGGTCTGACCTATGGGGGTACTAATATATACTACGATCCTGTTATCAAACAAGGTAATCTGATTCCGAATTATAGTATTATACCTCAACAAATTAAAACAACGTACACTAGCTTTGATGGTAACGGTACTCGATTCTTTGACTATCGAGATGAATACACCGAACCTGAAAGCGGTGATAAATACATTAAATTTCCCAAACTCGGAGTGTTTAATTAATTATGTCATCAATTAACCCAAATAACATCAACGGCGGCTACCCTATTGCCGGTCAAGACAACGACAGCCAAGGCTTCCGTGATAATTTTACGAATATTAAAAACAACTTAACATTCGCTAAAACAGAGATCGAAGATCTACAAAATAATGCTATATTAAAGAGTGCATTAGCTGGTACTGTCTTAGATAACAATTTAAATAACAGCATTCTTAAAGGTGCCCAGCTTCTTAAAACAACTGAAACTATCAACGATCTAGGTTCACTAAGCGGAACAGTTGAAGTTAGTTGGAACGATGCACATTTCCAACTAGTAACGTTAACCGGCAGTATCACTGCATTAACGCTTGCAGATTGGCCTACTAGTGGTTTTTGGACCAAATTAAGATTAGCGGTTGTAATCAACAATACCGCACACACACTAACACTAGATTCAAGCTCAACTACCTATTTAGGACTTAGTGACATCCAAGGAGCGAGTGGGTATACTATCACTTTCCCAAAGACTGGTACATACGTTTTTGAGTTTAGTACTTACAACAATGGTACTGATGTCTTAGTACAAGAACTTACTCGCAATCGTAGCGTTCGAGTAACTGACTATCAGTATTTGACGCCAGCAAATGCAAGTATCGCAAATGTAAGTCCAACTGTATCTACAGTTATTATCGAACCTGCCACTGTTATTGATGAAGCAAATATTCGCATGCCAGGGAATACTCAAGTTATCGATGGACAAACTATTAGTTTTGCTTTTGGTAATACAATCACCGCAGTTACACACTACGGAAATGGTGCAACTATACTTGGTGGACTGACTAGTGCTAGCACTTCCACTGAAGCAAAATATGTATTCAAATCATCAACAAATTCTTGGTACCGAATGGGTTAATGATTAATTAAACCAAAACGATTGACTCCTTATTTGTATTGTTTTATTATAATACTATAAGGAGTTTTCTTTTATGCAAATCGATTTAAACAAATATCAAGAATTCGTAGAAGCAGTTACATCCGGCGAATCCAATCATCCGGGACAATTTATCAACCAAATTCAACATATTCGCTCTAGTACAAATGTTAATCCAAGCCTATTACTCACAGCCGCAATTGGACTAGCTGCAGAAACAGGCGAATTTGCCGAAATACCTAAAAAAATCTTGTTTCAAGGCAAACCAGTAAACGAAGAAAGCCTATTCCACATGAAGCGCGAACTAGGCGACATTATGTGGTACTGGGTTAATGCTTGTCGTGCGCTCAATCTAGATCCAAATGATGTTATTGCTGAAAATGTGCGTAAGTTAGAAGCTCGGTATCCGGGCGGTGCATTTGACCCATACTACAGCGAGAATAGGAAACAAGGAGATTTGTAATGCATCCACTGGCTCCAGATTTATCTAAATTAACTGAAGACGAATTGCACCAGAAACGTGCCGAGTTAAACAATAGACTAATGTTTGCATATCGAATGGGGCAAGGAGACATGATTGGTCAAATACAAATGCTGGTAAATGATTACGACATGGAAATACAAAAGCGTAATCAAAAGATTCTCGACGATTTGAGCAAAAACAACAAAAATTTTAACGACAAGATCAATATTGGGCGATGAAATACGATCAATACGGCCGTGCCTATACGGAAAGTAGCGAACTGTGTAACTTACTGTATAGAAACCCTGACTTAGATTTAAGTCTATTTCAGGTTGAAGATCCGCAAGAATATAACAAAAGCCGCAGTGAGTTACATGCAGAAATGCCATATTTACGAGGGTATGTTGAGTTAGGTGAAACAGTTAGTTTTTTTGATAACCGTTGGCAAAGTAAGTGGCACATGCCTGAAGAATATAAGCAATTAGATATTGCTGAATATGTCTTAGGCTTGTGTAAAGAAGATTATGAACTACAGCGTGTAGGTGAAGAATTGTTGCTATTTCAAGAACGTGATTTATTCAATCTACTACGATACTTAAAATATCTAGTAGACACTCTACGCAAACATAATGTTGTTTGGGGTGTAGGTCGTGGTAGTAGTGTAGCAAGCTATGTGTTATTCCTAATAGGAGTACATAAAATTGATTCACTGTTCTATAATCTTGATATCAGAGAATTTCTCAAATAAATATACGCATATAATAGGAGATTATTATGTCTAAAATGTACAGATCGGCAATGGGCAAACCCATTGATCTTGATATGATTCGTCTAGCAAACGAAGATGTTATTGCAGTAGGCAATATGCGAGTTAATGCTCGCGGTGACGAATTAGGTCCAGGTGGCAAGGTTGTAAAAACTCGATCTCAAGCTATGAGAGAATTTCACAAACTAAACACACCTGTTGCAGCAGATGATGAAATCTTAACCAGCGCACCAAAAATACAAAAACCTGCTGGGAAAATGGTTGCTCCTGTAGCAGAAGATACTCCGGTAGTAACGTCGTCAAATAAACCTCGAGGCAGCTTTGCTGAGTCTATTGCTACTGAGACTGAGGTAACTACAGAGCTACTAGATCCAGCCCCGTTACTAGGCAGCAACAAAGACCAAGGTGTTCAACGTATTTAAAGGTATATATGAGTTTCGATCCAGTAAAAATCAAATCAATTCGTGCTATAAAAGATCATATTATTGTAACAGATATGAACTTTGATCAAAAAATCAGTCACGGTGGCATTATTATTCCTACGGGTGACGGTAAACTAGAAGGGGTGCATCCTCGTTGGGCCCAAGTGTACGCCATTGGCCCAACCCAAAAAGATATACGTGTAGGACAATACGTTTGTGTTAAACATGGGCGTTGGACTCGAGGTCTTGACATTGAAGACCCGTCTGGCAGTTATACTATCAGACGAGTTGATCCAAAAGATATTCTATTGGTTAGTAATGATCCAATGTCTGATGAAACTATCGGTCGAGGATTATAATTGAACGATAGTGATAATATCACTGATTTAACCAATCTTAGTTCCGATGGTGCACAAGTAGCAAGGTTTATTCATGATCTTGCTAATATGTGTCGTAGCCCTTATACTGATGCATTTACCCAATGCCATTGTAAACATCAACTTTATCTGTTAAAATGTTTTATAGAAGATCAGTTCAAAGATCTGCCCGAATTTCCACAACAGGAAAAAGAGTGGGAACAAGAACGTTTAATTGAGGTATTAAAGAAATGAATCATCCAGATCCAATTTGGCATCGTAATATTAGTTTTATAAAAAGTGCCTTGCGCATTTTAGCAGGGTTTGTGTTATGTTTTAATGCGTATATTAGCGCAGGTGTATTATTAATTTTAGCAGAAATTTTAGGAATTGTAGAGGAGTTAGTGTGAAACAACTTTGGGTAGAACAGTATAGACCAAAAACTGTAGACGGGTATGTGTTCCAAGACGATAGTATGAAGGAGCAGGTACAAAGTTGGATTAAAGCAGGCATGATTCCGCACCTATTACTACATGGCGGCCCAGGTACCGGTAAAACAACATTAGCACGTATGCTGATTAACGAACTGGGGGTTGATGAATATGATGTTATGTTTGCTAATGGTAGTAAAGAGGCACGTAAAGTAGAATGGGTAGACAAATTAATTAGTTTCTGTCAGACTATGCCATTTGGCACCTTCAAGGTTGTGTTAATTGACGAAGCTGATTATATGAATCCGGTAAGTGTTCAACCAGCATTACGTAACCTAATGGAAGAGTACAGCGACAGTGTTCGATTCATTCTTACCTGCAACTATCCAAATAAAATCTTGCCACCAATACATAGTCGTTGTCAAAGTATCCATGTAAACAAAGCTGACCACACAGAGTTCACAGCACGTGTAGCCACTGTATTAGTTGAGGAAGGCATAGAGTTTGACCTAGACACACTAGACAACTATGTTCGTGCTACCTATCCAGATCTGCGTAAGTGTTTAAATCTTGTACAGCAAAACTCTACAGACAATAAATTACGCAGTCCTAAAGAAGGTGACAAAGCTGTAGGTGACTGGAAACTTGACTGCGTATCATTATTTAAAGCAGGTAAAATTCGTGAGGCACGTAAACTCTTATGTGAGCAAGCAGAAGCAGAAGAGATGGATGGTGTTTTTCGTTGGATGTACGATAACTTAGATCTATGGAGTAAAACCGAAGAAGGTCAAGATGAAGCAATTACTATCATTCGCAAAGGCCTAGTGAATCATAGTATGGTAGCAGATGCTGAGATCAATTTAAGTGCTACACTTGTTGAACTAAGTCAAATAGGATCCTAATATGGCAGATTTAAACATTTATCTATTAGCAAAATACTCAGGTCAACCTAAAGACCCTAAACGCACTGCACAGCCAGGTTACATGAGCAATCCAGACAATATTCACTATGAAGAGCAAGTATATTTGGCTCGTGGGTTGAAGCAAAAAGACCTCCAAAATCAGGTTGTTTTGAACCTAACTGAGCAAAAAATAGTCAAAAATAACTTCAATCCTGGCAAAAACTTTGAGGAAATTTTTACTCACTACTATGAAGCTTATCCAACATATATCGATGACTGTGTAAATCAATTAAATGAAGCGTACCAAATTAAGTGATTGCGGCAGTCGCGGGTGGTTTATAGGTGATTTTGCAGGAAGTGTATGGCCTACTAAAGATTTTGAAATATGCTATCAAAAGAATTCCCGTAGTCAAACAGCTAGCCATATTCATAAAATTGCCCACGAAATTACCCTAGTAATCAGTGGGCGACAGATCTGCAATGGCGAAATGTTTACCGCCGGGGATATTTGTATATTAGAGCCCGGCGATATTAGTCAAATTGAATATCTAGAGGAAACTGAAGTGGTTACTATTAAAGTACCGAGTGTTCCCTCTGACAAGCATTATCTATAATTAAACTTCTCCGTAAATATGTAACACCTCCTTTACTGCGGGATGACGCATAATATCTCTATTTGCAAATTCAACACCGGCTACATACTTACTATGTTGGTATGCGGCAACAAGACCTTTAAAGTCCAGTAACCCGTTGTCGTCTTCTCTACGGTCTGCCTGACGTGTATCGCCTGTAACAACTATCTTGGAGTTTTCACCGAGTCGCGTTAGGAGCATCTTCATCTGTCCAGGAGTGGCGTTTTGCATTTCATCTGCTACTATCCAACTATCCTTAAAAGTGCGACCTCTCATGAATGCTAGTGGAGCTATCTCTATTATTTGTTCGTCTATCATTCTGGCTACTTCTTTTGGGCTATAATACTCTGCAAATACATCAAACAGAGGTCTAGTCCAAGGTTCCATTTTAGCGTTAATATCACCTGGTAGGAAACCATGCTTCTCATCATCCACTCCTACCGCCGGACGAGTCATTACAATTTTCTTCACCTCCCCTTCTTTATATGCTTTAATGCCGGCTAATACGGCTAACATGGTTTTACCCGTACCGGCAGGACCTGTAGCAAAAACAATACTCTTGCTATCGTCCGATAATAATTCAATGTATGCTTCTTGATTTAGACTTTTTGGGATTAATGTTACTGATTTGCGTTGTTGTACATAATTGTTAAAACTTATCACGGTATTATCTACTACAAATGCTTGGGTGTTATTACTACGACTACTTCTGCGATGTCTTGGCATACTGCTCCTCTTTCTCGTTGAAATGTAGATTAAAGGCATCTACACAGATATTTAAGAATCCATAGCAAGAAGTAAAGTTAACAGTTAAATCTAAATTCTCATGGCTAAATATTAAGCTCTTGTAAGAATCCTTTCTGCAATACTCATTTACTATTCTGATATAAATACTTAAAACGAGTTGAATAACCATGGCTAGAGCAATTAAAGACGTTATCGAAAACACCAAAGAAATATTCATGACCGACAGCAGTCTGACTACTTTGTTAGACTTTGAACGTGTGCTTGACGAGCTTGATCTTTATGTTTTTAAAAATTGGAAACAAGGCGAATTGGTAGAAGGCCCAATATATGAAAAATATTTTGTGTCTTGTACATTTATGTGGCCTAGAGCAATGATGCCAGATCCTCGGGGTGGCGAGCGACTATTGGATTACGATTGCGAAGTTTATTACAGTAAAGATTATGTAGAGTTTCCTGTAGATATTAAGAGCCCAAACGATTTTGAACCAGGTACCAAAATGCCAAAAATGGCTAAAAATCCAGTTTGGCTAGTCACAATAGTGATGCCAAAAAGATTGATGCAAGAAATACAGCAAGGCAGCTTAGAGCTTGAGAGTGCCACGTTAGATCTTGAAGATATTGAACAAGCATACGAAGAAGGCAACGATCAAACTGTTGACCAAACTACTCAATCGGATCTAGACAATGCTACATTCTAACCAGTTAAACGAAAATTTAGAAATAGGCGATTTGAAACGCTTAATTCACAATGAACTACACATTGATGAATACAAGAGTAAAATGGGCGATGATAGCGATATCTGTGTGTTGAGTTTTAAAGTTTCTGGTAAAGAGCCTAGCACAGATTTAGTTAACTTCATTGAAAAAGGGTACAATTATGTACTCGATGCCGATGTTAGTTCGGGCGAAAAAGAGGGCGGAGACTACTTAGTATTTGTTGAGCTTGATCGTACCTCCAAACTGCCAGAGCAGATAACGGCAATAATTAATGATATTTTAAATTTAACTGAGCAATCAATAAATGAGTGGCGATTTAAATATCGAAAAAGTACAAAAGAACACCCGTTAACAGTCGACACACTAGCTAACACTATACCGCTGTCTCCAGAAGACTATCAAAAACGTTTTAAACAAGAGCAGGATGAAATTGATGCTCTTAAGGCGGCCGCCGGAGTTGAAGTGGATACAGTGGCTCCTACAAATGAATACACAGAAAGTTTGAGGATTGCCGCCGGCATTAGATAAGCATTTCAATAAAGGACATCAACGATGCAAATTACAGCAGAACATATTCAATCATTATTTCCAAAATACAAATACCCAGCAGACCTAGCAGAAGCACTAACAGAATCATTTGACAAGTATGATATTAATACTGTTAATCGTGCCGCTGGTTTCTTGGCACAGTGCGGACATGAAAGTGCAGGGTTTACAGTATTGCAAGAAAACCTAAACTATTCAGCCGACGGGTTGAACAAAATCTTTAAGAAGTATTTTCCAACAGTGGCAGATGCACAACCATATGCTCGTAATCCAGAAAAGATTGCTAACAAGGTATATGGTGGGCGTATGGGCAATGGTCCAGAATCTAGCGGTGATGGTTACAAATTCCGTGGCCGTGGCGCTATCCAATTAACTGGTCGTGACAACTATACACAGTTTGCCAAGGCAGTAGGCCTAACCGTTGACGAAGCAGTAGCAGACTTAGAAACACTTGACGGTGCTATTGAATCGGCATGTTGGTTCTGGCAGAAAAACGGACTTAACGCTATCTGTGATGCAGACGACGTTGTTAAAATGACCAAACGTATCAATGGTGGAACCATCGGCTTAGAAGATCGCAAGAAACACTACGAACATGCTAAACATGTATTAGGTGGCAGTCATGTAGAAGAATCACACGGTGTTAGTGTAACCACATACGAAACAGTACGTGTTGGCTCTAAAGGTGAAACAGTCAAAGCTGTGCAGGCTGCACTGGGGCTAACAGCAGATGGCGCATTTGGGCATGGCACAGAAAAAGCAGTTAAAGCATGGCAAACTAAAAATGGCCTTACAGCAGACGGCGTAATGGGTCCTAAGAGCCTACAAAAACTATTAGGATAATCTATGTTCTTACTACATTTTTTACCGGATAGTTTCTTACAAACAGTAATCAACATTGTACTTTTCTCAGGGTTAGGGTTAACTGTAGTGGGTTTTTTCCTAGCAGGATGGATTCCAGGTGCACGCAATTATAAGTCACTTATTCAAATCTTAGGTGTTACACTATTAGCCGCTGGTATCTACTGGAAGGGTGGCTACGGTGTTGAAATGGAATGGCGTGGCCGAGTAGCTGAACTTGAGGCTAAACTAAAAACAGCAGAAGAAAAATCACAACAGGTCAATACCGTGATTGAAACCAAAGTAGTTACACAGGTTAAACATATCAAAGATACACAGGTTAAGATACAAAAACAAATTGTCGAACGAGAAAAGATTATCAACGGTGAATGTGAAGTTCCAGCAGAGGCTATTGAGTTGCTAAACAAAGCTGCTGAACGTCCAACAGGAGAAAACAAATGAGTAATTCAATTAACAAATATATCAAACTATTCGAAGAAGAATTAGCAGGACTGCGTGCTGTTGGCGTATCAGAGCCAGAGGATTCAGAAGAGTCTTCATTGCCCGAAGTCAACATTTCATTCCAGCATGATACGGATAATAGCCCTAAAAAATCCGTAATGGTCAACGCAGGTGGAATATACACCGGTGATGCCAACGATCTGCGTGATATACTACACGACATGAACGTTCCAATCCCCGACGAAGATGCTCAACCAAACGATTCGGGTGTTTGGGTCAGCGTAGATGAAAACGGTAAGAGAATCACAGCAATGGCAGATAATGAAAAAGGTGACGAACTGTTAGCTATGTTAAAGAACGCCGGCTTATATAAAGGTGGGCCAGATGCGTAGTTTATTACTGGTCTTGCTACTTTCAGGTTGTTCAACGCTAGTTCCTGTTAAGGCTAAGTTTCCGGAACTACCCAAAGAGTTGGCTATTGAATGTCCAGACCTAAAACAACTACCACCAGATACTAAAAAGCTAAGTGATGTAGTCAGCAACGTAAGTGAAAACTACGGTACCTACTATGAATGCCAAGCACGTAAAGAAGCATGGGTAGAGTGGTACAAGGCACAGAAACAAATCTACGAGAGCAACTAATGAAAAAATTTATTCTTATAGCAGTAGCGACGTTGGCATTAAATGGCTGTGCCATTGTTGATATCTACAAGCAAGCACGGTGGGATAACAATGAATACAGTCTAGTAAATGAAGTACAAACATCAGCTGCATTAGGTATTGATGTTTGTGCTTATCCTAAAGATGTTGTTTACTACGTAGATCATATCTATAGTAAAAGTTTAGAGTTTAGAAACTATACTGCAGAAATTGATCGTAACCAAGAAGCAAACAAAATGGCTGAAAGTTTATTAGCCATTACTAAAGGTTTAAAAGAACGCTACCACAGCGGCGATGAGCCTACACAAAAATACTGTGAACTAAAAATGACAACTATACAAACCAGTTCCAGTACTATCAAGCGAGCACTAGGAGCTAAACCAAGATGACAACCAGAAACGATGTAGTAGCAGAAGCACAAACATTAGAAAACGAATTTAAAGCCGGGCGTCTCTCGGCAAGTGAATTAAAAGAATTATTAGAAGATTTAAAGCACAGCAAAGCTATTGTAGCTGCCGCAGGCGACTTAGAAGTTAAAGCTCAGCTGTTTGAGTTAATTGACGGCATCATCTGTGCTGCTGGCGCTATCTAATAAATATTATTATAATAATCAACAAGGAGTAAGACAATGGCAAAAACAGCAGAAGAACGCACATCAGATTGGATGACCACCAAGTGGCGTCCGTTAATGGCAATCACATACATGGCAACAATTTGGTTTGATTTTATTCTTGGACCAGTTGTTTTTAACGTATTACAATATTGGAATCCGGGTCAGGCGATTACTAGTTGGACAGCACTAACACTACAAGGTGGTGGTTTATATCACATCTCTATGGGTGCTATTCTAGGTATTGCGGCTTGGACACGTGGCAAGGAAAAAGTAGCTGAATTAGAAAACGGTGGCGCGGGAAAATAGCAGGGTACGAAACAGCCCCTGAGCAAAATGTTTCAACAGAACCGCAATGGATTGTTACAGATAGCAGCCCAGCGGACAATGTGTCAGTGACTGCACCTGTTGAAGCTGCTGAATCAGAGGTTGAAGTTCCTGAGGTAGCTGAAACACAAGAATTGTATGACGCACCTGAGGTAGCTGAAACTCCTCAACAGCCCAAAATAGCAGAAGATCCAAATCGTCCAAAAAGACGTAAAAAATCTTAATCTGGTAGAAAAACAGTAGTAAATAAAAGGGTAAGCATTGACGCTTACCCTTTTTTATTATATAATATACTTACTATGGCAAATGCGTATGAAACATTGGGTGTGCCTAAAGGGGCATCCGAAGAAGAAATTAAAAAGGCTTACCGCAGACTAGCGGCTAAGCATCATCCCGATCGCGGTGGAGATACTGCTAAGTTCCAAGAGATACAGGGTGCTTATGAAACTCTTACAGATCCACAAAAACGTGCGGCTCATGACAATCCGGGTTTTAATCATGGCTCTGGCGGATTTGAGTTTCACTTTGGTTCTGGTATGGATCCTAATGATATCTTTGGTCAATTTTTTAATCAACAACAAGGATTTAATCCGTTTCACCAACAACGCCAGCAACAACAGCGTAGAAATAAAGATCTACGCATAAACATCAACATCTCTTTAAAAAGCACATTAAATTCTCAAACTAAAACAGTTAGTGTACAAACCACCAAAGGTGACAGATTTACTGTAGATGTTCAGATTCCTCGAGGTGTAACTAACGGAACTACTATTAAGTATTCTCGTATGGGGGACAACTTTTTTGAATCATTGACACGCGGCGACTTATATGTTATAATCAACATACAAACTGATGGTCGATTTGAAATCTATGGGCACAATGTTGTTACTAACTTAACTATTAACAGTGTTGAGGCAATGTTAGGCACAGAAAAAGAAATACAAGGCGTAGAAGATAATACATTTTTAGTTAAAATACCGCCAGGAACACAGTCGGGTTCAAAATTTGGTCTTCAAGGTCAAGGATTGTATGACCCTAGGGGCGTAATGCGTGGGGATTTAATTGTTACACTTACAATTAATACTCTTATTCCAACCGAGGAACAAATTATCAAATTGAGAGAAATTTGGCCCAATCTATAAATATTTTTAATAACATAAGGTACCTATATGATTAACAATCCAATAATTGATGCTATTATTGACCATGCTACTAATTTTGCTAAGGAAAACAAACATAGTTATGTTACACTTGAGCATCTTTTGTATGCTCTAGTCAACAGCGAAGATTTTGGAACTTTATTGGACGATTTTGGAGTTGATGTATCAGGGTTAGAAGAAGATATTCATGAATATGTTATTAAACAAACTCATTTAGTTGATGGGTTTAACCAAGAAGTAGCCCCAAAACGTACACACAGTTTAGAACGTGTATTCAATCGTGCGTTTACTCAGGTGCTGTTCACAGCACGAGAACGAATGGAACCAATTGATTTATTCTTAAGTATTACACAAGAAACTAACAGTCATGCTGCATATTTCTTAATCAAATGGGGAGCGACTCGTAAACAGATAGTTGAGTTCTATACAAAACTTGTAGGACAAACAGCAAACTCAGAGCGTAAAGAAAAGTCTAAAAAACCAGATGCTATTGATCGCATTTTAGATGAACATTGTACTAATTTAAACAAACAGGTGGCAGAAGGTAAGATTGATCCTGTAATTGGTCGTGAATATGAGTTAGAAGAAATAGCACAGGTACTAGCACGTAGACACAAATCAAATGTGTTAATGATAGGTGATCCTGGTGTAGGTAAAACTGCAATCGCCGAAGGATTAGCATATAAGATTGTTAACAATCAAGTTCCTGCGTACCTAAACGATTATATCGTATATAATTTGGAAATTGGTAGTTTATTGGCCGGTAGCAAATACCGCGGTGAGTTTGAAGAAAAACTCAAAGACGTATTATATGCCCTCAATCAAAAGGGCAAAACAATTTTGTTTATCGACGAAGCACACCAAATGCATGGTGCTGGTGCAGGAAGTTCTAGTTCTGTTGATTTTGCTAACATGATCAAACCAGCACTGAGTCGAGGTAATATCAAAGTTATTGCCAGCACAACCTTTGAAGAATATACTAAATCTTTTGAAAAAGATCGTGCATTGATGCGTAGATTCTATAAATTATCAATCGATGAACCTAGTCCGGCTGTGGCAAAAGAAATCTTGTTTGGGCTGCGTGGGCATTTTGAAGAGTTTCATGGTGGTGTAATAAGCGACGATGCCATTGAATCTGCTGTTGATTTAAGTGTTCGATATCAGACTGATCGTAGACTTCCGGACAAAGCCATCGATCTTATTGACATGAGTTGTGCTCGTTTGAAGATCAAGTTTGACGAGTGGGTTGTGGATAAGGAAGAAATTGTTGAGACTATTAGCAAAGCTACTAAGATCCCAATGGAGAATCTTGACAACAAAGAGTCTACCAAAACACTAACTTCATTGGATGCTAGCGTTAAAGATCGTCTATTCGGGCAAGACTCGGCAGTAGATCAAGTTTTAGAAAAAATCTATATTGCTAAAGCGGGATTAAAATCTCCAACTAAACCTGTAGGTAGTTTCTTATTTTTAGGTCCAACAGGTACTGGTAAAACAGAACTATGTAAGTTACTAAGTGAAAACCTAAGTATGAAACTAATTCGCTTTGATATGAGTGAATACCAAGAGAAACACAGTGTAGCTAAACTTATTGGTGCACCTCCGGGATATGTGGGTTACGAAGACGGTAATCTAGGTGGCGGTTTATTAATCAGCGAAGTTGAACGCAACCCACACTCAATTATCTTGTTAGATGAGATTGAGAAGGCCCACCCAGATGTAAGTAATATTCTATTGAGTATCATGGACGAAGGCATGGTTACCAGTTCAAATGGTAAGAAAGCAGATTGCCGGCATGCTATTGTTATTATGACATCAAATTTGGGTGCTGCCGATAATGAACGTAATAATATTGGATTTGGACGAAGCTTATCTAAAGACGGGCAAGATGATGATGCTGTTAAGAAATTCTTTAAACCAGAGTTCCGCAATCGGTTAGATGCAGTGATTAAATTTAATAAACTTGATCAGATGTCAATGAAGAAAATTGTTGTTAAATTTATCAACGAACTTAACGATCTATTGGGAGAACGTCATGTTAAAATTAATGCAACTGAATCTTTAGTAGATTATCTAGTAGAGGTTGGATTTGATTCTGCAATGGGTGCGAGACCGTTGAATCGAAAGATCAATGAATTAATTAAAGTCCCCTTAAGTAAAAAGATTCTTTTTGAAAATGTAGAACCGGGTAGCACTGTAACTGTAGATTATTTAGATAGTAATATTGTGTTTACAGTTAGCTCTCCAACTGTTAATCTATTAGAAAATAAAACAGTTGACGAACATGGTTACATTGTAGTAGAATAATTTTATTAGATGTCAGGGCTCCGATAAATAAACATAGTATATTATTAGGAGCCCGAAATGGCAAAGTTACAAGAAGAAGTTTTAGTTATCAAAGTTAGCAAAATGTTAAAAGACAATGATGCTGAAAAAGTAATTCTAACCGCAGAAACTGTAGCAAGTTTAGAAGCAGTGGTACAAGAACTAGCAGGTGCTCACACCCTAGTTGAAATTCAAGTAGCATAATTTAATTCAATAAAGAGAGATTTTCAATGGCAAAGCGTATTAAACCCAACGCACCTCAGATGGTGCAAAATCAAACTGCTCCTGCACAACAGCAACAATTTGACTTTAGTAAAGTACATATTCACTTTGGTATCCCATGCTACGGTGGACAAATTACAGAACCTTGTTTTACCAGTTTCTTACGTTTTATCTTACTAGCAAGCCGTGTAGGATTACAATGGTCGTTAGACACTATGGTTAACGAGTCACTGGTAACACGTGCTCGTAATAACTTAATGGCTAAAATGATGACCAATGACAAGGCCACACATTTTATGTTTATTGACGCAGATATTCGTTTTCAACCAGAAAGTATCCTGCAGATGATTGCCACAGACAAAGATGTAATTGGCGGATTGTATCCTAAGAAAGCCTTGCCAATTAGCTATGTAATTAACGTACAGCCCGGTACACAAATTATCAACGATCTGTTTAAGGTTGACACTATGGGCACTGGTTTTATGATGTTTAAACGTCACGTCTACGAAAAACTAATTGCTGCGCACCCAGAATGTAAATATGTTGATGATGTGGGATTAGGCAAGCAGTTTGAACCAATGATGTATTCAATCTTTGACACGGCAATTGACGAAAAGGGACATTACCTGTCAGAAGATTGGTTGTTCTGTAGACGTTGGGCTGCACTAGGCGGCGAAATCTATGCCCACAGTAAGGTACTGTTAAATCACAGTGGTCATTATGAATTTGCTGGCGACCTAGACGTGTTAATTGGCAAGAAAAAAGCAGAGCATCCGAATCCAAATCAACCTAAGTAATGCCTTCCGAACTATTAAGTTTTCAAATTAAACTAAGCGGAACTTACTGGGATAAACTTCCAGAATTTTCCGTTTGGTTAGATGACCAAAAGATTGATCAAAATATTCTTTCTTCCAAGGACTGCGTTGTTAATTTTGAGCAAGAACTCTGCCAAGGTGATCACTTTCTCAAAATTCGATTAGAAAATAAAGACCAACGTACAGATACCATAGTTGAAGATGGTGCAATAATCAAAGATCTTTTACTTAATATTGAAGATATCATTATAGATGACATTAGCATAGGCGGCCTATTGTGGACTGCTGAATATCTATTAGACGAACCGCAAGAATATCAAGGAAAAACAATTTCTCAGCTCAATCATTGCGTAAATTTAGGGTGGAATGGTACTTATATTTTAAAATTTAGTAGTCCATTTTATCGATGGCTATTAGAAAAACTCTAAACTAAATATAGTATAAACTAAAGGTTTACTATGTTTTTACAGCAATTATTTGAAGCAATAGATAAAAGGCATGCGGCATTCTGTTTTGGTCGTATGAATCCACCTACTATAGGCCATGCACAATTAATCAACACCGTAGCTAAAAGTGCTGCAGGTGGCGATTACTTTATCTTTACTAGCCAAAGTCATGATGCTAAGAAAAATCCCTTAGACTACAGTACAAAAGTTAAATTCCTTAAAGCCCTATTCCCAGAATCAGCAGGTCATATTGTACAAGATGCCGGTTTAAAAACTATCATACAAGTAGCGCATTGGTTGTATGCTAAAGGTTATCGTAGTGTTACCTTTGTAGCTGGTAGCGATCGCCTAGCAGACTTTAAAGAGTTGCTAGAGAAATACAACGGAGTACAAGGTCCAAATGGTTTTTATCAATTTGACGCTATTAATTTTGTTAGTAGTGGGGATCGCGATCCTGACGGAGAAGGATTGGCCGGAGTAAGTGCTAGTGCTGCACGTGCCGCTGCTAAAGCGGGTGATGAACAGGCATTTGCACAAGCAACTGGCGCAGGCGAATTAACTAATCAACTATATCATGCTGTACGTAAAGGTATGAACGTAACTAAAGACTTAAATGAATTTGCCACGGATGGTTTCAACGGTGGTGATGACGAGGGTTTTAGTCCAGCTATAGCAAAAATGGCAGAAGAAGATGGATTTACCAAAGGTGTTGGGCTAGCTGATGTTGCTACACTAGCACGAGCGATGGCTATAAACGCTTGGGATACGCAACACGGTGGATTGTACAAACAATATTTCGCTAAAGGGTTTAAGGAAGGTCGCTCAAATAAAGTACAGCACGACAATAAACGTTATAATCTCAACTTAACAGTAAACAAGGATGGCTCTATCAGTCAAAGCGTAGCAGAAGATGCCAGCGGCTACATTCCAAAGAATAAACGAGAAGCCAAAGACCCACGTTGGTCAAATGCGCTCACTGTAGACGTACACCCAGATACACCTCGTAAGAACATGAAGGCACTTGGTTTGATCTAATGCCGTTTGTAAATTTACAAGTAGAAGTACATTGCCAACAGCCTAACTGGGTTTCTCGTCCCCATAATTTAAAATATCAAAATCCTATATATAGAATTTATCTAAATGGTGACTTATTTACTGAACGCACATGGATATGGGATAGTAAAAGGATCTTTATTAGCGAAGATATATGGGCTCAGTTAGGAAAAAATATATCTTATACAATCAAATTGGTTCCAGTTTTAAAGAATTCCGCTCAGGCTAAATTTAAACTAACCAATTTAGAGGTCAACGACGTTGAAGAGGTAGTATTTGATTCTGTCAATGACTGCCAGTTAACATTTAAAATACGATAAATAGATTATATGAAAATCTTTGAAGTAATTACTATTAAAGAAAATGCTAGCATAGGCTCAACTGCTTCGGGCGGTGTTGCTACAAGCATGGGCGGCGGTGCTGGTTTTGGTACTAGTATTTTTATGCGCAGAATTCCAAAGAAAACTAAAAAGAGTAAACAAAAATGAATATGAAATCCCTATTAGAAAAGATGATGAAGTTTGCCGGAGAACCTGATCAAACAGCTGGTGATCAAGTGCGCAGTTCCGAAAAGGTCAAAAAAAGTGGCAAAGACCATCCATTCAAAGGTCGATTAGTTGGCGACAGCATAGAACCGCAGACTAATATGTTAGAAGAACTTAGCCAAGAATCTAAAGACAAAAACATCGAATGGGCCTTATCAGAGGCATGGGCAGAATTTAAAGAAGCTGCATTTAAAGATACCGCAGAAAAGCGCACTACACGTAAAGGCAGTCGTCCTAGTCGAGGTCATGAGCCTGTAGCTCGTTATAAAAAAGTAGAAGAAGCCACCCAAGAAGAAATTTGGCAAGGTTGGAAAATTCGCTACGAAACCACGCCTCAAATTAAAGGACAACCACTACGTTGGATGGTATGGCACACTAAACGAGGCACAGAAAGTGCGCACGAAGGACAGGCAAATACCCCGCAAGAAGCTATCGAAGCTGCAAAAGCATGGATTCAAAGTGGTGGTAATGCTAAGGAAATCACTACTAGTACAGTAACCATCGACTTTAATGTGAAATTTGCCAACGAAATTGTCAACGGCAATGATTTTTATGCTAAAATCGTACAAGGACCAACTCTACTAGTTTCAGGTGACGCAAAACCGGGATTCAAACGTAGTCATATTCGTACACAAAAGAGTAAAGCCACACAAGACACTACGCTATTGCCAATGATTAGCCTGTCAAATTCTGAAGCAACATCTGCAGGATTAAAGGCCCACGGTCGTTATATCTTAGGCGACACACAACAAATGGAAGATGGTACACTAGCATATCCGTTAATTTATCAAAGCACAGTACAGGCCAAAGGCGATATAATGCGGTTGGGTAAACCTGGATTGACTGTAGCGATGAACCGAGAAGTTAGTGGCTTAGAAGAAACAGACCAGGGCATCAGTAAAGCTAAGGAAACTGAGTTTCATACTAAATTAGATACCCTAGTACACGATACATTTGGTCGCCGTAAAGAAGAAATGAAAGAAGGTTGGGGTCGTGGTCATGACCGCGTTAGCCTACCAGATGAGCCAAGCACATATTGGTCAGGTAAAGGCCAACTACAAAAAGAATACGAAGCACTGTACGATCAACTAGTCCCAGCATCAGGTGCGGCAGATACTATTGAAGGTGAAGTACTACGTGCGGCCAGTAAGATTGTTTATCGTCACTACAACGATGGTGATGAATTTAATGCTCCAAGTTTTGGCCAACTTGAAGAATTTATTGGCAAGGTTACTAGTTACGATGACCTAGCACACAAGGCCACAGAATTCGCTCTAAAAGCCAACGGCAACTATCATCCTAACCACGGTTGGGACAGCCTAGACGTTATGGAATACGGTCCTGAAGACAACAGTGATGACTATGATGAAGATGACGGCTGGGATGAAGAGGAAGAAGATACTAGCTGGGACCAAGATGACAATGACGAAGATTTAGATGAAAGCGATAAAGAAGAGTTCAAATCAACTTATAAAAAGTTCAACGACAAAGTTAAACAACAAAAAGAAAAAGGTGTAGCAGAAAGCTACTACAAATATTCTGTAAAAAATCCAGATGGTAAGGGTGGAGTATACCACAAAGCAGAACCTGGTTACACAGACCAAATTATTGCTAAAGATATTGCTAAAGCTAAAAGAGATAACCCTCGGGCTACTATTCAAGCAACTAAAGATGGTAAACCATTTGACTGGGAAGCTGTATTAGGTGAAGGTATTGTTGATAAAGTTCGTGGTGCTAATTATAAACGTCTAGCAAAACGTTCATTTGATAAAGCATACGATGCGCATCAAGACTCTATAGACGCACCAAAAACACCAGCAGAAAGAAGATCAGCACGTGCTGAATTTAACAAACAATATGACAAAGGTGTTGCTCGTGAAAAACTTGCTAAAGAATTAGGTGAAGGTTGGGAAAGTGGTCCTGAAGAACGTGCCCCGCGTGAACGTGATCCAGATTGGGAATACGATCAACGTCGCCAAGAGAAGATGGACATTGAAGCTGAGAAAGCTCAAGCACAACGCCCACAAGAACAATACTATACTTTAGTAGGTCGTGGTCCTAACTATGAAGCAAACTATGCGTTCCCTGGTGAATATGCTACGCAAGATGAAGCTGTGGCAGCACGTGCTCGTCTAATGGCTGATCCTAGTACACCAAACCCACGTGACATAGGTATTAGTAAACGTACACGTTACTTAGACATTAAAGAAGGTCGTGAAACTCCTCTACGTGATAAAGAAGATTACGCTGCTAAGAAGAAAGCCTTGCAAGACATCCAGTCTGATCCAAGCACAGCGCAAGATTTAGAACTATCAGTAGAAGTTATGCGTAGACTAGCTGGCTTAAAACAACAGGCTAAAGCTATGGGCCTAGACGAAAGCCGTGCTCACAAGATTTTGGCTCGTAAATTAGCTGACATTGAACGTAAACCTACTGCTGCCGATACAGACGATGATGCAGCCCGTGCAGAGAAAGCTAAAGCTGATTATGCAAAATATGTAGCTAAGATGAAAAAAGAAAATCCTAATTTTATTCCTATGTTCAAAATAGATGAATATGGTGCAGATGCTACTACCTCTGCAACTTCGTCAACTATTGATAAAACCAAGGTAAAAGATATAGCGCAGGCAAGCCAAGCACTAAAGGCCGCAACTGGCAGTACTGCACCTGCACAAAATATTGTAAAAGCAATCGATGCTGCTAGCCAAGGAAAACCAGTTGGACAGCAGGATATGAAGGCTATAGAACCCCTAATGAAAGACATTGCTACTGTAGCTAGTGCACCTAAATTAGCAGGTCAATTTAGATCTTTAATGCAACAGGTAGATAGAGAACAAAAACTTCAAGGAAAATAACAATAATACGTCAATTAAAAAGGGCCCAATTTGGGCCCTTTTGTTTTTTTAATCATCAAAATTTTCTGGTTCTATGGCTTCTTGTTGTAACTCTCTATCCAATCGTTTGAGATAGGTCTTAGCTGATGTGAGCTTTTTAAACATGCGTGTTGCCCGTTTTTTATTCAAATATAAACAGAACATACCACTTTCATCTTTTTTAACTTCTGCCAGAGTATCACGTTTAAATCCAATATGTACATTATACACCGGATCAGATTGTAATAGTGTGTCAAATCCAAGAAGTATGCTATCGCCTTTTTGCCCCACTTTAACTAATTTATCATCAAATACCGCACTGATGTTGGCTTTTCGCATGATTAATGCCGCAGTTCGTGGGTCTTGAACTTGTATATAACCTTGTTCATCGACCCAAAAATCTACACCTTCTTCAAATCCATTAAATGGATCTGATATAAGATCTAATAATTCGTCAATTTGTGTCATGATGTAAAATACCCATTGAGTTGTTGATAATAGCAAACATTATACATTCAAATCTAGAGTTTGTCAAGTCTTTTTGTTTTGATAAATATCATATAAGCACAAGTATGGACAATATTATGTTATTAACGGAATTCTTTGAAACCTCGGAGGGCAACTCGTATGCAAAGCCTACGACAGCGTCGAGCGTTAAAGAAACTAAACGCAAAATTACAGCAAAAAATGATCCCTGCTGGAAGGGTTACCACATGGTGGGCACAAAGTCTAAAGATAGCAAAGAAGTGCCTAACTGCGTTTCGGGAGAAAAAGGGTCAATGAATGAAACAGCCGATTTGAGTCATATAATTCAAGCACGCCAATTAGCACATCAAGCCATGACAGATACTAGTAAGCGTCATGAATATTTTGATTTTATGAAACATTTACGTGACAAACACGGTAAAGAATACAGTATAAAAATCCATCAAAATGCTACTAAATTAGACAGCATCAAAGAAAGTATCAAGGAATAATAAATGGCAGATTTACAATATATCTACACCGTTGACCGTCCGGGACCAAGAGCATTTACTATGCCTGATGGTTTTGAAGAAACAGTTGAAGTTCATTTATGGGGTGCAGGTGGTGGTACCGGATATGGGGGTGCACCAGGGGGTGGTGGCGGTTATGTTAAATCTACTTTAACCATACAATCTGGTGATATCATTGAAATTGGTATCGGATTACAAGGAAGCCCTGCACAAAGTGCAACCGCTGGAGGTGGTGGCGGTAATAGCGGCATTGGTTCTAGATATAGTGGCGGTATTGGCGGAGGTAGAGGTTACTGGTGCGGTAACTCAGGCGGACCGTTCCCAAGCGGTGGTGGTGGTGGGGCAACTGCCGTATTAGTCAATGGTGTTGCTCAGGCAGTGGCTGCTGGCGGTGGTGGTGGCGGTGGCTACGGCCACAGAGGTGCCAAATATGCTGGGTTACCGGGTGGTTCATATAGATCGCTCACTGGAAATACCCAAGGTGGTGCTGCAAGTTATGGTGGCGGTGGTGGTGGTGGATATCTTGGGGGTGCTGCTGGATATAGTTCAGGACATGCTGTAGTTGGTGGTAGCGGCGGACAAAATTATGGCACTACAGCAGAAGCAGGCAATGGAGCCACGGCTGGCGGTAGAAATACCATATATGCACCGGTTGCATCTTATGGTAACTCTGGTTATCACGGATATGCTGTATTGGTGTTTACTAGAAGATTCCAAATTTTTAATAAAGATAGCAGTGAATGGAAACGTGTTTTAAATGCTTGGGTTAAGACACCGCAAGTGTTTATCCCCGTAACAGTTCCGCACACACCTCAAACAGTTACATTTTCTTCTGAAGGCACACATACATTTACAGTCCCTACTGGAATTACGTCAATTAACGTAACTGCCATTGGTGGTGGTGGTGGTGGCGGTGGCGCTGATGGCGCCGCATCGGGCGGATATCCGGGCGGCGGATACCCTGGAAGTAAAATAGTCACAACATTATCTGTTACCCCCGGACAAACATTAACTATCGTTCCGGGCGGTGGTGGTGGCGCTGGTGTAGGTAGAGCTAGCAGTGCAAGACCTGGTAGTGGTGGGGTTGGATATTACCCTGGTGGCCGCGGTGGGTATGCAGGACCTTCTGGTAGCTCTGGAGCAGGTGGTGGTGGCGGTGGCGCAACTGTAATCCTGTCAGGAGCTTCTCCTGTGTTGGTAGCAGGTGGTGGTGCTGGTGCAGGTGGTTCCGGTAACGGTAACTATGGAGTAGAATCCATTGGGACTTTTAATTCTAGTACCTCGGGTGCTGCAGGCCAAGACAAGTCCGGTGACGGGGGCGGTGGTGGTGGTGGCGGTGGTGGCTACCCATATGGTGGTGCTGGTGGCCCAACTCGCAGTGGGGATGCAGGAGCATATTCTGGTACAACTGGACAAAGTTTAGTGCCCGCGGGAGGACAACTAGGCACTGGATCAAACGGCGGCAGTTATGCAAGTGGCACGGGCGGACGAGGCAGCGTAGAAATAACATATACACAACCCGATGAAACTATTTTAGTTGAAGAGGGCGGATGGAAAGGAATACAACAAATATATACAAAACACAACGGTGAGTGGAAACAACTAATTAGTACCGATACAGTAAATGATGGACGTACAGAGAAATTTCTTGTACAAGGATCGTATATATGGACAGCACCGGATGATATTATACGTGTTAAAGTATTAGTATACGGTGCTGGCGGTAGTGGTACTGGCGGTGGTGGTGGTGCAGGCGGATATGCTGAAAAATATCTAACAGTAACTCCTGGAAGTTCGTATAGTGTCGTTGTAGGAGCAGGCGGTATAGGTAGCCAAGATGGGCAATCAAGTAGTTTTAATGCAAATATCATAGCCTATGGAGGTTCTGCTGGTACTGCAGCAACTACAGGTACAGATGCAGGTGGTGCTGGTGGCACAGCAACAGGTGGGGACACTAACTTAACTGGTGCTGCAGGATCTGCCGGTAAGGCGATTTACCACTACTACTATTGGTGGTGGGGTTGGGGTGGTTACTGGGGTTGGGGTGGGTATAATACCTATTCCTATGGATTTGGTTCATATAACTACGGGTATAATTACAACTACTGGGGCGGTTACTGGGGTTGGGGTTGGCCTCGATCACATTATGCAGGGTATGAATACGGTGTTCCTGGTGTAGGGTATGACAGTATTGGTAGCGGAGCAGTTGGTCGTGCTGCAGATTCTCCTACTGGAGCAACTGGGGCAGTGTTTGTAATTTATTAAAATTTTTTAAAAGGTGATTTCAATGAAACGTGTATTATCAATCTTATTACTATTAGTATCGGCGCAGGCCTGGGCATGGACACAGACACCTCCCAAACCTCTAGCAAGTTGTTCAGCAGAAGCTCCATATGGTTTTCCTATTGCAAGCAAAGCAGGATTGGCACAATGTCGATTGGCATTTGCCACAGTATATGACCCAGCAAGTAAGTTGCCCATGTGGACAACATGGACTATTACACCAACTGAGGCAATAGGATGTATTCCTCGTACTAACGCATTTGTAGCAGATGAAAGTTTACCAAAAGATCAACGGGCCACTCCAGACGATTATGCAGGAACAGGGTACGACAAGGGGCATGTAGCCCCCGATGGTGATTTGAGTTTTGACCAGCAGGTAGAATACGAAAGTTTCTTAATGACCAATATGATGCCACAAAGCGGTGGATTAAATCGAGGAATTTGGAAACTGTTAGAAACCTATACCAGAGGTTATGCTGTGCAACGTAATACTACTGTTACAATTTATGCAGGTCCAATTTACAGTATGAGTAACCCAACCATCGGTAAAAACAAAGTAGTTGTTCCGCACGCTTTTTACAAAATATTAATTGACAACAAAACTAAAGAAGTTCTAGCATTTATATTCCCGCACAAAGGCGGTCAAGGTAATAATCTAGATGTAGCATTGAGCACAGTTACAGAAATTGAAAGACAAACTGGTATAAAATTTCCTCTACCCCAAGGTGCAGTATTAAATAAAAAGACTAAGGATTTTCCGGTAGACTTTGGTGCGTTAACCAACGCCAAACGAGCTAAATGTAAATAATCAAGGACAACTAAAATGGTAGACGAAGTATTTGACGACGAAGTGACCACAGTTCCGCAAGAAACTGTACAAATTGAAGTTCCAGCACCTATAACTACAGCCCCATGGGGATTTCATGCTATAATGGACTGTAATAATGTTGAATTAGACAAAATTCAAAGCGAATCAAATATTAAAAATTGGCTTAGTGATTTGTTAATTAAAATTGATATGACCCCAATTGGTGATCCAATTGTTACCAAAACTGGTGTAGGTATGCCCGATAAAGAGGGATTTACCGCAGTGCAGATTATTGTTACTAGTAACATTATAGCACATTTTATCGACCAAGATCGACACATTTACATTGATGTGTTTAGTTGTAAAGAGTTTAATCCAACTCTTGTCGAAGAATCAATTAAACAGTTTTTTGGTGCCAACACAGCAATTAAAAAAATATTATTGCCCAGAAACGCGGCTATTTGATTTAAAAAATATTATTGCAAAATAATATTGAGGATTGACAAACTTAACCCAACTTGGGCCCATAAAAAGGTCTCCCACAGAGTTGGGTATTTTTTTGAATCGTTTGTGATGCTCATAATGCCAGCTTTGATTAAGAGCTATTGGAAACAACCAAGGGTAATTCCTTTCACCAAATCTAGACAAATACCAATCATGCTGAAAATTTAACACATTAACCAAGGTATAAGGTAATAAGAATAAAAATACGACTCCCGATATACCAATGGTCCAGGCTAGTATTATCAAACACAGTATTTTTATCTCTACTAGATAATTGGTGGTTTTAGGTTTTCTTATTAGGCTAATATCGTAGTCTTTTAGTCCTGGCACCAATTCTTGCTCAACACGTTTAGTAAATAAGTCTTGTTCAGTTTTCCAAAGTCGATGATGTGTTTGATGATAACTAACCACCCCATCTTGGTCATGGTGTGTACTAGGCACTAATATCTGAATATATGTTTCTATTAAGAATCTAACTATTTTATTTTTAGGTATAATGTAACCATGTTCAACGTATTCGTGTCTGATTACATCTGCAGGCATCCACAACAAAAATCCCAAACACAATCCATAGATAAACAACTGAAGATCAAAAAATGCACAGACTAACAAAAAATAGAATATTAGAGTCTTGTACTCTAGTAAAAAATAAAAATTTTTTAGATTAATTGTACTCAGTAACTGATCAACCACACTGTAGTTAAACCGTTTTGCTATAGAAATTTTATGAGTAATTTTTATAAAATCAATATTATTAGTTGGCCATTGGTCAGCCCCTTGTACCTCAATGCCTGCAGATCGTAAGTTATATTGCAATTTTGCCTCATCTACCAATGTTAGCGATTCCCATGAAAATTTATCAACAGGATTGGAAATAGATTTAGTTATACTAGTGAGCAGGCTTGTTGGGGTTACTTTGTGAAAAAAATAACTTAATGCTTCACGCAACTCCCATAGTTGACATTCTTCTAAAGATTTGTTAGTATACGTGTGTTGATTGAACCAGTCTACAAATCGTTCATAGTCCGGTAAATTTTTTTGAATTTCTTGAGTGAATATAGTCATTTCCAATTATTTATAACATACATTTTACGCTAAATACATAAATGAAAGCACAAGAATTAATTAGAGCAACAGCAAACACCAAAATCTACTTGGACATGGATGGCGTTCTTGCTGACTTCTTTGCAGAATACGCAAAACTGGCCGGAGTTAAGTCTGGCAAATACCGAGATATTCCACCTGCTAGTCAAGACCCAACATTAAACAAGATGGTTGGCACAGACTTTTTCTATAGATTACCAAAGTTCAGCACTGCTGACAATTTAATTCAGCTGGTCTTAAGTTATGCACCAACATACAACATTTGCAGTAGTCCCCTGCGTGGCGATCATGCTAACAGTGAGCAGTGGAAACGCGAGTGGATTAAAAAGCACTTAAGTCCGCAACCTAAAGAAATAATTATTACAGGTATGAAAGAACGCCATGCTGTTAACGCTGGTGGCAGCCCTAATATCTTAATCGATGATCGAGGCAGTAATATTCTTAAATGGCAAGCTCGCGGAGGTATTGGTATCAAATATCAAGCAGACGAAGATAGTCTAGACAAAGTAGCAAAAGGATTAATGTTAGCATATGGTTACTAAACTATTAGAAGGTGGTAATATTTTTAAAACAGCAGATGGTCAACCTGCCACTACACGTATTGCTCGAGATAATGTTGTACCCACAGTGCAATGGTTAGAACAACTCACTGGATTAAATCTTGTAGACAATATGCTAGGATCAACTAGTCGCAAAGAAACAAGTGGTGACTTAGACCTAGGTGTAGATAGTACTAAAATTTCTAAAGAAGTATTAATACAGCAACTACTTCGTCAAGGTATTCCGCAGACAGATATACGTAAAACAGGTGACAGCGTGCATCTAAAAACTCCTATCTTAGGTGATCCAAGTAACGGATATGTACAAACTGACTTTATGTTCAGCGACAACCCACAGTTCCAAAGTTTTAGCTATGCTGGCACTGGCGCAGGCGAGTTCAAAGGTGTGCATCGTAACATCTTGCTGGCCAGCATTGCCAAAGCACTAGACATGAAATGGAGCCCAAAATTTGGTTTGGTCAACCGAGAAACTAACGAAGTAATTAGCAACAATCCTCAAGAAATAGCTAAAACTTTAGTCAACGGTACTGTGCAGGATTTGGCATCAGTTGAAACTATAGTAAATAAGATAAAGAACCAAGCAAACTACGAACAACTTGTAGCAGACGCAAGGGAATATTTTGCTCGTGATAATTTAGTATTGCCAGAGTCGGCACCATTACCAGGCACCGGTGCCTGGTTTAGATTGTGGAAGGATCAACTATGAGAGCACGTCAGTTTATATTAGAATACAGCAGAGAAAAGACTGCCACGGTCTTTGGTAATAAACTCGTCGCTGCTGTAAGCAAAGATAAAAGTCATGATACCGCTATAGGTAAAATACGTGCTTTTATTGATCAAAAGACCAAAGTTGGCAGCGGTATTGAGCCAGAACAGCGTCAACAGATCTTAGATCAGGTCATGGCCATGTTAGAGTCAGCTGATCCTACCGCTAATAAAGAATATGTACAATGGTTAGCCAAAGTCTACGCCAACGAAGGCGTTATGATGGAAGACCTTGTGAGTAAGACTACAGAATGGTTACAAAAGTACGACCTGTACAAAAAGAAAAAGTTCTTTAAAGACAGCGATGCTAAATTGGCCAACATCATGAACTTGTCGTGGCGGGACCTATGGGACATCAGTATACGTGCTGACTTTCAAATGCGTGTCCAACAAGCAGAAGAAAAAGCCATGCCCAAGGGCAACGCTGAGCAGGTCTACGAAAACGATAAGGTTCGCATTATTATTCCTAAAGATAAAGAAGCTGCCTGCTACTATGGACAGGGTACCACATGGTGTACAGCCAGTACACAAAGTACTAACTATTTTAACAGCTACAGCAAAGACGGTCCCTTGTATATTCTACTGCCTAAACAGCCCCAGTATGAAGGTGAGAAGTATCAACTACACTTCCCTAGTGGCCAGTTCATGGATGAGCAGGATCGCAACGTAGATGATATTATAGAACTATTAGACATGCGTTTTGGCAATCTAGTAGACTTCTTCCGTGAGCGTGAACCGCAGATCAACGATTGGCTGGTGTTTACTCCAGATGAAATACTAGAACCTTTGATCGCTAAGATTAAAACCGCAGTCAACGATCATGTACATGAAAAGGTCAACGAATGGGAAGTAGAAGACGACTACTGGTGGGAGTATTTACGTAAACAAGGTTACGTATACCCAGAAGGGCATGAAGAAGAAGGTGGCATTGATTGGGATGCCGTAGCAGATGCTGACGAAAGTTATACCAGTTGGAACTACGAAGCCAGTGACTACATTAGTAGAATAGTTGGTGCTGTGGATCTATCTCCACAGGAAGTACGCAATCTAGCAGAGGAAGTAGGTCGTGAATGGGGTGCTGATACCCAGGGCATTGATGACCTAGATAAAATTATGGCCTATGCTATTGAACAGACTAACAACCGCAACGAGGGTGATGGTGGCGTAGCAGAGTGGATCAATGATCACATCTACATTAAGAAACGTGACGGCCAATGGGATGTCAGCTTGTTGTACACAAACAAAGACGGCAAGCGTACAGAGTACCCAATACATTAATATGAGAGCTGAAGAGTTTAATACAAGCAAATTTAATTGGGCAGACTACGCTGATATGCCTACTAAAGATAAACTTGAACTAATCGAAAGTCTGTACTCGGGATCGAAAAATTTATTTGAGTCCAACGACGCTGAACAAGTTGATTATTTTTTTAATTTACGGGCCATGTCTGATCCTGTTGAATTAGACCAAACCTATATTGTAAACTTTCTAGGTTTAATAAACAATCGTGTTTTAACATTACAAGATCCGTTTGTAGGCAAAGTATTACAACAAGTTGAAGATCAGTTTGAGATTGAATTACCTGACGGTAGAACTGCTATGTTCCCAGACAAATCACTCAGCGATAAGATGGCTACTTCTATGTTTTTCTTTGCTGGAAATGTATCGTACGACAAATTTAGAACAACAGTTAAATTAAAATTTAGCAAGGATTTACCAAAGATTTAAAGAACACCACCTTAGGACCTGTTATTCGTAACGGTACGGTGTTGGCGGCTGCTGCCATGGAGGGATGCCAAAAGTGAGCACAGGATATTATGAGAGCACGTGATTTTATTAAAGAACTAAGACGAAATCCAGAACAAAATGTTCGCGTGTCTGGTTGGGATCAATTTGTTCAAATATACAATCAACACAAACAACAAGGCAACCCCAGCAACTTATATATCAGCCTAACTGAATTAGAAAAGTTGGGCATTAATCCATTAAGTGAACACGAAACACCAAATGGTGTTTATGCTTATCCTGCAGACTATGTAATCAAAACTAAAAGTTTTGAGGACTTGCCCTATGCTGGTGATCAAAAATGGGTAAATGTGTTTACAGTTACTCCAGAAGCTAATATTCTTAAAGTTGATACCGTGGGTTCAGATGAAGTTAAAGAATACTTAAAACGATTAGTCACTGCATACCCAGAACGAGCAGATGAAATTAAACAATTTGCTAAATCAGCTCCTAAGGAAGCATTTGCCAACGATGGATGGGATGATATTCCTAATCGCAAAAAACTCAAAAAACTGCCTGGTGCTCAACTATGGTATATAACCTTTGAGTTGAGCGAATATGACTCCAATCTTTGGAACAAACTGTTTAGAGTTATGGGCATTGATGGCGTAGCGGATTCTGGCATGGGCATTATCCATCATATGGAACCTGTTCAAGCCGTGTTCTTTAATCCTAAGGCAATTAAGATGATTGGCAGATTCCCAAACTCTGCCGCTCCAACAGAAAAGTCTATAACTAACCGTCGCAAAGAAGGGCAACAGCAAACTCAGACTAAACGAAATCTTAACTCAATGAGCGAACGAGATCAAATTGAGTGGATGAATAGAAACCACTACCACGAACACTTTAGATATATCAGAAACCCATCACCTAAAGTCCAAAAAGCAGCTATTAAATTAGACCCAAGAAATATTTTATGGATTAAAAATCCAAGCCCAGAGTTATTAATGTATGCTGTTAAGAAGGAACCGCATCTATTAGATCATTTCAAAAATCAAACATTTGAATTACAGATGGCTGCTATAGGTAAAGATTGGTCTAACATTGAATACTTAGATCATCCTTTGCCGCAGACAGTTCAACAGGTTATGAGCATGATACCTCGCAAAGAGTTAGAACAACTATATCAAGATCAAATTGAATATATTGAAAACGGGTGGGGAAATCCTCCTTATTCTTGGTTACCTCCTCTTAGATAAATACTAATTATGCGATACGAACAAATCAAACCCCTATTAGACGAAGCTGTACTTGACGAAGTCAAGATGAGCCCTAGTGCTCTACAAAAATTTGCCAACAGTCCAGAAGCAGAAGGTATGCTTATGGGTATAGAATTTGAAATGTGCGTGCCAAATGTTGCTGTAGATGACGACAGTGGCGACGGCGAATATGACTATGACATGGACGAACGTTGTTACAGCATAGATGATATTATAGAATTCTTCCGTAACGGTGAAATGTCAAACTTAGGTTCCAGCAGTGCTCAACGCCTACGCGAAAAGATGTGGGACGAATACCTAGACTGGACTAGTGATAAAATTGCAGACAATCTAGACACAGACGAATTGAATGAACGTGTTCGTAATCGTTTACGTGATGACATAGACTGGGAAGATTACGTTGATGATGCTCGTGAAGAACTAGGCGACGAAGTTCCTGACGATAAAGTAGAAGAACGGGCTAAAGAACTAGCAGAAGAAGCATTAGATAATGAAATGAGTGATGCTAGTAGTCGCAACTACCAATATTACTACGACGAAATACGCCAAGAGATGGAAGATGAAATGCGTGAAGATGCGGACTACGATCAAGAAGCGTGGTTGCGTGACATTGGCGTAGATTACATGAGCGACGCAGAACGTGAATGGAGCTTAGATTGGCCACACTGGAGTTACTATGGTAGCGACGGTGAAATGGATGTAGAAAGTGTAGGTGACGAGTTTGGTCGTAGTATGGGCTTAGAATACGTAAACACATCAAACAACTACCACGGTGCTCGTCGTGATGGTAAAAACTGGATTGTAGAGCCAGATAGTTCAATTGACGCAGATTCAGGCGATGGTGGTTTAGAGTTTGTTAGTCCTCCTATGCCAATCAAAGACGGTTTAGAAATGCTACAAAAAATGTACAAGTGGGCCAAGGATAACGGTTGTTATACTAACAAGTCAACTGGCCTACACATGAACATTAGCGTTCCAGATATGACCATTGAAAAACTGGACTATGTTAAACTAGCCCTGTTCATGGGCGACGAACATGTGCTTAAACAGTTTGGTCGTCAATATAACAGCTATGCTAAGAGTGCTATGAGTAAGATTAAGGACCGTATTCGTCCAGAAGATGTTCCGCACGTACTAGCACAAATGAAGCAACACCTAAACAGTCTAGCCAGTAAAACCATACACAGTGGTATTACAGACAAATACACTAGTATCAACACCAAAGACAACTATGTAGAATTCCGCGGCCCAGGTGGCGACTACTTGGATATGAATCCATTTGAGGTTACTAACACAGTCCTACGTCTGGCTATGAGCCTGCGTATTGCTACCAATCCAGAAGCATACAAACAAGAGTATGCTAAGAAACTATACAAATTAGTAGAACAAGACGGTGACTGGACTGACCCCAATAACTCAGTGGCTCTATTCAGTCGTTATGCTCTAGGCGAAATTAACAAAGACGAATTAGTCAGTAATGTACGTCAGGCACAGGTAGCACGTAAAGAGAAGAAAGGCGAAGAACTACAGTTCTGGGTCATGAACAAAGACGGCACGGGCGGCAAGCAGTTAGTGTTTGCTCAAAGTGAAACAGAAGCCATTATCAAAGGTGGCAAGCAGATGGGCATGAACCGTGAGAAGAGTATTAGCACGCTCAAAGCTGAGGTAAAATCTGCGCCTATTGATTTAGAAGGCATGAGCAAGGAAGAGTACTATCGTCAGGTCAACGATTTACCTACATACACATTAGAACAATTTGTCAATGAGATTAAAAAACGAGAACTCAGTACATTAGAAAAAGCTCTAGACACTGTTAAGAATCGTAGCATGAGTGGCGACTTAAGTGCTACTAACTACGAGTTCCTACAGGCAGTTATTGAGCGTGAAATTGCTCGTCGCAGTCTACCAGTTGATGACGGTGAGATGACACAGTGGAGAGTACATATTACTCAAGGACCACACGCAGGTGTATCTACAATTATCAACGCACCAACACCACGTAATGCCAAGGTAGCGGCACAGGCTATATTCCGTAGTCAATTAAATGACGCATTTATAGATTACGACTATTTAGAAGCAAGAGAATATACTTTAGCAAGTAGATTACAAGTAGGTACACCAGAACCAGCAAATGCTCAAGAAATATACGACAGTTTACCTAACACTTATAAAGCATGGTTAGATGGGTTAGAAGCAGGCGAATCCAGTGTAATACAAACTGTAATAGACAGTGTTGCCAACGATACAGGGGCAAATGCTCAGGCATTAAACATAGAACAACGTGATTTAATTATCAGTAGAGCGCAGGCAGAACTACGTCGTCGTGGGCAAGCAACTCAAAGTAGCGAAGAAGAAATGACCCGCCCATGGCACGTATGGTTAGCAAATATACAGGATCATACAGATGATCAACTGCGTAATGCTCGACATGTCATGGCAGTTGGCCGAAATGAACCAGGTGCTCGTGGTGCTAGACTAACTGATCGTCAACGTCAGGCTATTGTAGATGAGATTGATGATGAGTTCCGCCGCAGATTAGCTAGAAGTATTGAACGCGGTGAACAAGCTCGTGCGGCACAGCAAGGTGATATTATAGCACCAGGACTAGGCGAGGTGGACCCGTTGGCGGCACAACAAGCAGAATTAATCAACCGTGATGATCCTGTTACATCAAACGATCCTGAAGCTGATAGTCCATTAGAGGTGCCAGGACAAGGTACGCAAGAGTTTCAGATTGTAAATCCACACACAGGATCTATTGTAGCAGTAATACGTCAGGCTACCCTAGATCACGCTGTAAGTAAAGCACGTCAATGGGAACAAGACCTAGGCTTATCAGCAGGTGACTTAGAAGTTCGTCAAATTGGCGAAACTAACGAAAGTATTAATCAATTACGCAAATTAGCAGGCATTAAATAATGGCAAATACATTTTTAAGAAAAGTAAGCAGTAACGTTAGCACTGTAGAAACAGCCATTGGTAACTATACCGTTGGATCTAATGTTGGTGCGGTAGTAGTTGGTTTAAGTATTTCTAATACCAATTTATCCCAAGTTTATGCAAATGTTCTTATTAGTAATGGTATTACCGGACATCACATCATTAAAAATGGTACTATACCTGCACAGGGTGCGTTAATAGTAGTTGGTGGAAGCCAAAAAATTATCCTACAAGAAGGGGATAGTATACAAGTATCTGCAACTGCAAATGTTGATGCAATTATGAATATCATGGAGACTGATTCCATTGGAGTGAGTACTGATCCCGTTAGTTACTCCGTGACTGCAAACGTAAATGGAGTCAATGAAAATCAAGCCATTGGATATACTATCTCTACACAAAATATAGCCAACAGCACAACATTATATTGGCAGTTAATTGGAAACGTAGTAGCTGCAGATTTCAGTGACAGTGTGACGTCTGGGATCGTTACTATTAGTAATAGTAGTGCAACTGTAGTGCGTCCGCTATACGAAGATTTGACCACAGAAGGCCCAGAGTGGGTACAACTGAAAGTGTACACTGATGCATCTTATGTAAATTTAGTTGCTAGTTCAGGTAACGTAACAGTTACAGATTCATCAACCAACCCACCACCATTGACTGAAGCTTATTATGCTGGTGCTTATTTCCCAGGAATAACATCTAGCACTCCGGCCAATTCACAGAAAAATTCTTTTACACTATTGTCAAACATAGCTACAATATCTGCTAACGTAGGTGCATCAAGTGCTAGCTCTTATCATTTCACTTATATTAAAGACGATGATCAGTCATGGCGATACTATGCTCCAAACGGGCTAACCATCGGTACCACTGGCAATTATACTGTAGTGCAAGTTGGTTCCGGAACCTGGGACTATGTACATGTAGCATTTGATAGCGGACATATGTTTGGCATTAACACATCGGGAGAGTTGTATGCCTGCGGAGACAACAATAACGGTCAATTGGGGCTTGGTGATACTACTAATAGAAATTACTCATCTGTCGCTAAAGTAGGTTCAGCAACTAACTGGACCAAAGTATGTGGAGCAAAATACGCTTCAATAGGGCTACGCAGCGATGGCACAATCTGGACGTGGGGTTTAAATTCAGGAGACCAAGCTGGACAATTAGGTGTTGGGGGTTCAACTGACGTGACATCTCCAACTCAGGTAGGATCAGCGACCCATTGGGTTGATATCGCAGCTGCACCTAGTTACGGTACAGTATTCTATGCTCTTAAAAACGATGGTACGTTATGGTATTGGGGAGATGCTAGTTATGGTGGCGGCCTAGGTCAAGGTGATATATTAGTTACTACACCTACACAAATTGGTAGTGCATCTAACTGGGCAAAAATTTATGGATCATACAGAAGTCTACGTGCTATTAAAACCAATGGTACATTATGGGGCGGATACAATGCAAGTAGCCCTTATGGCGGTTCATTCCAGCAAGTAGGTTCGGATACAGATTGGTCTATCACTGCTGGAGCAACATTCAATTGGCACGCTATTAAAACCAACGGAACCTTGTGGGCAATAAGCGTTTATAACTTCTACGGGGCAGCAGGTACAGGCAATACCACTGATGTTCTAACTCCAACACAAATAGGCAGCGACACCAATTGGCGCAATCTTGCTCCAACTAGTCAATACTATGGCACTGTAGCTATTAAATAAATACTATCATGAACTTATACGAAATGTTTGAACCTCAGAAAGAATTGACCTTAGTAGATGCGCTACGTGACTTCTTGCCATTAGCTATGTTAGAACTAAATATCACTACATTGCCAAAAATAACATTTCAAAAAGATATACAATCTATAGAGCATCCAACCTTTGGACGTTTTACCAATGAAGGCAATTTAATCTATGTAGATATTGAAAATCGCCATCCCAACGATATATTACGCACGTTGGCGCATGAACTAACACACTTTGCACAGAATGAACGTGGCGAATTAGATCAGCATAGTGGGGACACTGGTAGTAATGCTGAAAATGAAGCTAATGCAGTAGCTGGTGTAATCATGCGCAATTTTAATGCAGAATATCCGCAATATTTAAAATTAGCTCCAGTAACATTTAATAATCAAATAAACGAAAAACGTAAGCGCAAACAAAAACGTCAAACTGGTTACTACGGATACTATTGGGGCGGAGTTAACTACGCCGACCAATCAGGTGATGGCGGTAGCGATGGTGGCGAGAGTGTACAAGAAGGCATAGGTAATTCTGCCCTAGTGGGCGCATTAGCTGCTGCATTATCAATGTCACCAAATGCTGCCAATGCAGAGTCATCCGACGCAGCAAATGCCTTGCGTATCTATAGAACTATCCATCAGTATAAGAATTACGATGATGCAGCATTTAAAGCAGAAGCACAACAAGAACTAATGAATATTCTACGCACGTTACAAGGGCACCCAAACCAAAGTCAAATTTTGTCCATTGTTAAAAAAATGGCTGACTCAGAAGAAACAACTACCGAGTTACCCCCATTAACTAACGAGCCTGTTAACGAAAAGTGGAGTGAAAAATACAAACGCAGTATTGACTGCTCCAATCCCAAAGGATTTAGTCAACGTGCGCACTGTCAAGGTCGTAAAAAGTCCAACGAAGGTACTTGTGAAACTCATAAGAGTCCTAGCGGACGCATGACTAATATGTGCCCAGACGATGACGACTATGAGATAAACTATGGCAAGCAAGCCAATGAAAATTTTGCCGACGGTAAAAAGCCAGGACGTAAAGGACTTGCTAAACGCAGTGGTGTGAATTGTACACAGTCAGTGACGAAATTGAGAAGCATCGCTAAGAATTCCAGCGGTGAAAAGCAACGTATGGCACACTGGTGTGCAAATATGAAATCAGGAAAAGCAAAATGAAAGCTAGTGATTTTTTAAATGAAGCAAAACAACGATTAGATGCCAAGTGTTGGAAGGGCTATCGCAAACAAGGCACCAAGATGAAAGGTGACACTCGCGTCAACAACTGTGTTAAAGTCAACGAAGAAATTGATCCAGCAGACGTAGGTGAATACGACCGCGAAGGTGAAATGGCTATCGATCAGTTGGAAACTGCTGCAGAAGCTGCTAACGAACTACGCAGTATCTTAGATGCTGATGAAAACTTACCCGAATGGGTACAAAGTAAAATTACCAAAGCACTTGATTACTTAGACACTAGCCGTGACTACATGAAATCCAAAGGCAATAACACAGATGAAGAAACTTATGAAGGTGACGAGTTCTACGAAGCTTACGGTATTATGTGCGAAAGCCTAGAAGAAGCAGAATACCGTGGACGCAAAGTACCCTTAGGTAAACCTATGCGCGGCGATGTTAAAAAATTCAAAGTCTATGTTAAAGATCCTAAGACTGGAAATATCAAAAAAGTAAACTTTGGCGACCCTAACATGCGTATTAAGAAATCAAATCCTAAACGCAGAAAATCATTCCGTGCTCGTCATAACTGCGCTAACCCTGGTCCACGCACTAAAGCACGTTATTGGTCATGCCGTAAGTGGTAAGTCATGCGAGCCCAAGACTTTTTAACAGAATCTAAAGAAAAACTTAAGCTAATAGATTTGCCTTATAGCCGAGCAGCTCTTGCGCCTGTAATGAGCAAAAGTACTCTAGACAATCACTATGGTAAATTAGCTAAAGGTTATGTAGATCGATACAACAAAGGTGAAGGTGACAAGACTTTCAATGCTGCTGGTGCATACCTACACAACTTATTCTTTCCACAACTACGTGCGCCGCGTTCCAATAATAAACCAACCGGAGCAATTAAGAATTTAATAGATCGTAAGTTTGGTTCTTACGATGAATTCAAAGAAGAGATGGTCAAAAAAGCTATGAAACTGCAAGGCAGTCATTGGATCTATCTAAGTAAAACTGGCGCTATCAAAACTATACCCAATCACCAAAAGCGTACAGATATAGTGCTGTTGATTGACTGGTGGGAACACGCTTGGACCATTGACTATGGTGCAGATAAAGCCAAATACTTAAAAAATATCTGGCGCATAATTAATTGGGATATCGTAAATCAAAGGCTATGAGCAACTGGGAAGTTTATGTTCGCGAAAGCTACGAGCTCATTAAAGAAGCCGAGCATAAACTTACTGTCAATCTTGATCACAACGTTGAAGCCTACATAGTACACCTGTTTGCACACTTCATCGACAAACCTAAAATAAACACCGAGCCTTTAGGTATTAAACTACTGTCTAGTAATCAATTACCCGTAAAACAACGTAAAACTGTGTTAAAAGAAGTAGGCGACGAGTGTCTATTAATCAATGCTATGGAATGGGGTAAAAGTCGTTGGCCTAGCAGTAGCTATTACCAACAACTCGGACAAACCGCATATCAGAGTAGGGCATGGATAACACAGCCTGTAGAAGAAGTATTTGATGATCTTGCAGTCGATTTTGATACTGCTACAAAGATATTACGAACCTGCAGAATTTCTTAATCGCATCAGTCCTAATTTTATTAAAATCTTACTGTAAACCCATCCTAGATCGATTTCAAACCATCTACGTCTGAAATTAGGATTGCTAGTATCGTTATGATGATTCGCATGTAACTCTTCCCCTGCACTAAACAACCCCCACGGAAATAAAATTCTACTGCGATCGCTTCCTAGATTACCAGCGTATTTAAATCCAACTTTGTGAAAAGAATAGTTGCCTATTAGTAGAAACATGTAAGCTAGTAAAAAACAATTGAATGCACCAATAACAAATCCCCAACCACCAAACAGATATGTTAGCAACACCCAAAAAAGCACTTGGCCTAACCAAGGATATCGATTATATACTTTCCTTTGTATCGTATCGGTGGAACTAACAATATCTGGAGCATACTGTTCAATTTCTTTCATCGAAATGTAATTTGCACGTCCAGGACTATTATGTTTAAAATCAAATAATTTAGCTAAGGAATAGTAATGCGGGCTATGAGGATCTTGATAGGTATCACTGTGCTTGTGATGTTTTCGGTGCTTTGCAGCATAGTGTTTTTGCCAATTTGGCCAGCTTAATCCAACAATAAACCATAGTATAAATCTAAATATATGTTCCAAAGGTTTAGAAAATTCAAAATAGTGATGCCCTATGCCTCTATGTACATATATGCTAAATGCTGCGCTGGCTATATGTACTAATAAAAGATAAAAAATTATTGCAGATGTCATCAAAATATTTATTAGATGTTGACTCTGCCGAGTAAATATCATATACTATATTTTTACCAACAAGGAGTGACTATGTCATCACGTATGTTCTCAGCAGAACAAAAAGCTAAACTAACACAAATGGTTAACGAAGGTATTCAAGTTCTACAAGAAGTAGAGGACTTGAACGCTGGACTTAGCGATACTATTAAAGCAGTAGCAGAAGAATTAGAAATTAAACCTGCTATCCTTAAAAAAGCTATTAAAATTGCACAGAAAGCTAAATTTGGTGAAACTAACCAAGACCACGAAACACTTCAAGATATTTTGGAAACTGTTGGTCGCACACTATAAATACTGTCACAACGGATTCGCACCCCTAAGGTGCATGTATCATAGCAGGCCTGCTAAAAGAGGCGAAGGGAAAAGATGAGTTATGTAGACGCACTTTACGATCGTGCTAAAGATCGTATACACGTTGTTGAGCGTGTTAATGCTCGCAGAGAATATAGAGAATATCCAGCAAATTATGTATTCTATTACGATGACCCTAAGGGCAAATTTCGCACCATATACGATACGCCTGTTAGTAGATTTAGCAGTCGTATAGGCAAAGAATATCATAAAGAACTTAAAATGCACTCAGGTAAACGTCTGTGGGAAAGTGATATTAACCCTGTGTTTCGTTGTCTTGCCGACAACTACCTAGGCGCTGAGTCTCCCAAACTACAAACAGCGTTTTTTGATATTGAGGTTGACTTTGACCCTACACGCGGTTATAGTCGACCCGAAGATCCATTCAATCCAATTACCGCAATATCGGTTTATCTAGACTGGCTAGACAAATTAGTCACACTAGTATTACCGCCTAAAAGCTATTCATGGGAAACTGCTCAGGAAATTTGTGACAAATACGATAACTGCTTTTTATTTGATCGCGAAGAGGATCTATTAGATACATTTCTTAATCTAATAGATGACGCAGACATTTTAAGCGGATGGAACAGTGAAGGCTTTGATATTCCGTATACTGTTATGCGAGTCAATCGTGTACTAAGCAAAGACGACACTAGACGTTTTTGTTTGTGGGGTCAATATCCTAAACAACGTGACTTTGAACGTTTTGGCGCCACTAACATGACGTTTGACCTAATAGGTCGTGTGCACCTAGACTATATGCAATTATATCGCAAGTACACATATGAAGAACGTCACAGTTACAGTTTAGATGCTATTGGTGAATATGAGCTAGATGAACGTAAAGTTGCTTACGAAGGCACATTGGATCAGTTATATAACAAAGACTTTCCTAAGTTTATTGATTATAATCGTCAAGATACTATGTTGTTGGCTAAACTAGACAAGAAACTACGCTTTTTAGACTTGGCTAACGAATTAGCGCACGACAACACTGTACTGTTACAAACAACTATGGGTGCAGTGGCAGTTACTGAACAGGCCATTATTAATCAAGCACACGATCAGGGTTTAGTGGTACCTAATCGAAAAGGACGTGAAGATCAAGGTGATACCCAAGCAGCAGGTGCGTATGTGGCGCATCCTAAACGAGGAATGCATGATTACATTGGGGCTGTTGATATTAACAGTCTGTATCCAAGTGCTATTCGCGCACTTAACATGGGGCCAGAAACTATTATAGGGCAACTGCGTCCTATTATGACTGATCACTATATCAATCAAAAAATGGCAGGAGGCTCGTCATTTGCTGACGCATGGGAAGGATTGTTTGGTACCTTAGAGTACGCAGCAGTTATGGAAATGCAACCTGGCACAGAAATTACTATCGACTGGGAAGCATCAGGTGAAAGCACCGTACACAGTGCCCAAGAAGTTTGGCAGTTGGTGTTTAACAGTAATCAACCTTGGATACTAAGTGCCAATGGCACTATCTTTAGTTTTGCTAAAGAAGCTATTGTGCCTAGCTTGTTAAAACGTTGGTATGCTGAACGTAAAGAACTACAGGCCAAAAAGAAAGAAGCCTCAACTCCAGAAGATATTGCGTTCTGGGACAAACGTCAGTTGGTTAAGAAGATTAACTTGAACAGTTTATATGGTGCGTTACTTAATCCAGGTTGTCGGTTTTTTGACAAACGCATTGGGCAGTCAACTACCCTCACTGGTCGTACTATTGCTAAACATATGGATGCATTTATTAACGAATGCATCACCGGCGAGTATGATCACGTAGGTGAAGCAATTATCTATGGAGATACAGATAGTTGCTATTTTACTGCGTGGCCTGCTGTTAAGGATGATGTAGCTGCTGGTCGTATGGAATGGTCTAAAGATATTGCCGTGGCTTTATATGACAATATCGCAGATCAAGTTAACGAAAGTTTTCCAGCCATGATGGAACGTGCATTCCACTGTCCACGTGACATGGGTGCTACAATCAAAGGCGGGCGTGAGCTAGTAGCAGAAAAAGGACTATTCATTAAGAAGAAACGTTATGCTGTGTTGATCTATGATCTAGAAGGCAAGCGTTTAGACACCCATGACAAACCAGGTAAAGTTAAGGCCATGGGCTTAGATTTGAAGCGTAGTGATACTCCAAAAGTCGTACAAGATTTCCTCAGCGATATTCTATTAGATGTACTAACCGGCAAGGGGCGAGAACATATCTATGATAAAGTTCGTGATTTTAAGATTGCGTTTCAAGAACGTCCAGCATGGGAGAAAGGTACTCCTAAACGTGTTAATAATTTAACTAAGTTTACCAAAGCAGAAGAACGCGAAGGTAAAACTAATATGCCAGGACATGTGCGTGCGGCTATGAATTGGAATAACCTCAAACGTATGCATGGTGATAACTATTCAAGTAGCATTGTCGACGGTATGAAAACTATTGTGTGTAAACTAAAGGACAACCCGCTTGGACTTAAGAGTGTAGGATATCCAACAGATGAAGCACACTTACCTGACTGGTTTAAAGAACTACCTTTTGATGATGGCGAAATGGAGTCAACTATTGTAGATCAAAAAGTAGATAACTTACTTGGTGTGTTAGACTGGGATATTGCAGCACACACTGATATTAAAACAACATTTGATACCTTATTCAGTTTTGAATGATGCTGCGCAATCTAGTCAAATTTCGTAATGATCTTAGAGAATTTGCTGACCAACTATCAGTTACTGCCGAGACCTTGAATAAAATAGATACGTTGACTCATATTAAAAGTAATAATCCCAATGTGCAGTATACCTTTGAAGATACCATTGGGCATTATCAAAACATATTAACTCTTAGCAATTCTGTTGCTATTAGTATCAAAGAACAGCTGGACCAAGTTGAGAAGGATATAGAGTTAGCTGGTGGAAATTTAACCAATCATACGTTCGATTTAAATTGTATCAATCCTGCGCACAGGATTCCTATAGAAAGTTACACTGAGAAGTTATTTGAACGGGTAACAACAAGGATCAAAACGTATTGTGATTGGCATTATCCAGCTCTGCAACTTGAATGTCGAGAAAAAATTTGGGCCGATTGTATGGTCACTGCTGATCCTTTTTACCTAGCATCGGTGACTGAAGATTTTGTAGAATCAATAGTTCAATCGTATCCACCTGAATATCAAAGACGGCTTCGGGTATACAATATTACTAAAGATTCATTGTCGACTTTTCTTCCAATAAACCAATATAATTTTATACTAAGTTGGAATGTGCTCGAATATGCTAGTGCCAACGATATTGAATTGGTAATAAAACAAGCATGGGAATTATTACGTCCGGGTGGCACTTTTATGTTTAGTTACAATAACTGTGACTTAGAGCAATCAGCACGATTGGCTGAAGTATATGCTATGAGTTTTACTCATCAGCGCAGAATAAAAGCCTTTGCTGAATCTATAGGTTTTACAGTTTCCGCAGTAGAAAATCACACACTTGAACACGAACTCTATCAAAATATTAGTTGGATTGAAATTAAAAAACCTGGCAAATTGATCACCAGTAAAGGACATCAGGTTTTGGGGAAAATTCTGCACAAATAAATTTTACCAATACTATTGAATTTTCTAAATACATCATATACACTAACTTATCAACAAGGAGAAACACATGAGAGACCATCTATTAGACATCGTTAAAAACACTTATGGCTTAGGAAATATTGACTTAGTTAAGATTGTAGGCACAGCAGAAGAAACAGGCATTGAAGCATTAGCCGAAGATCGTAGTGTTATTGTACAAGGTAAATTAAACGGCCCTGTAGCAGAGTTTGTAGGCACATTTGGTATGCCAAATTTAGGTAAACTGAACACTATCTTAGGTATTCCAGAATACAAAGAAAATGCTAAGATTACATTAAACACACAAGATCGTAACGGTGAAACAGTCCCAACAGGATTGCATTTTGAAAATGCCGCTGGTGACTTTAAAAACGACTATCGTTTTATGAGCCAAGAAATTATTTCAGACAAACTTAAATCAGTTAAAATGCGAGCTGTTAATTGGGGTGTAGAGTTTGAACCAAGTGTAGCCAGCATTCAAAGACTTAAATTTATGGCTAGTGCTAACTCAGAAGAAACTGTGTTTACAGTTAAAAAGGAAGGTGATGACCTAAAATTCTTCTTTGGTGATCATTCAACACACGCAGGTAACTTTGTGTTCCAAGCAGGTGCTAGCGGTAACTTAACTAAAGCATTGAGTTTTCCAGTGGCCGCTGTGATTAGTATCTTAAACCTAGCAGGCGACAAAAAGTTCAGTTTAAGTGACGACGGTGTTGCACAGATTACTGTGAACACTGGTATTGCTACCTACAACTTCTTACTTCCAGCACAAACTAAGTAATGATTAAAAACATAATTAGCAGTAGCACCTACGTGACTATTTCCAATCCCCCAACACCGGCCATATACAATAATGGTCAGTTAAATGTTGGGCAGACCCGTTACAATCCAACCACACAAAACATGGAAGTGTTTGACGGTAATATGTGGCAGATTATGAGCAGTGGTGCTACTATCGGGTTGAGTTGGGACGCCGACAATGCTATTCGGTGGGCCATACAAAAGCAAAAAGACGAAGCCGATCTTAAACAGCGCATGGAACAGCATCCTGGACTTAAAGACGCATACGAGAAGTTCCAAATGATGGACATCCTCACCAAGGAAACCGATGAGTCTTAGTGGTCTCGACAACCTTAAACCAGAATTTGATCAGTACAAGCTAGTAGCGCAAAAGTTACAAGAGTGGGAGTGGTTTAACCGCTTCATAAAAATGAACCCAGACATTAAACTACGCTGGGAACAACACAAAACATACGAGATATTAAAAGATGAGCAGTTAAAATAAAAGGCTAATAGAGCAAGTAAGTATAAATAAACATATAGGAGAACTGTTATGTTTTATGTATATGCTTACTTGAGAACTAAAGACTTAACCCCGTACTACATTGGAAAGGGTAAAGATGACAGAGCGTGGCAAAAATCACATTCTGTTATTGTTCCTAAGGACCTTAGTAGAATTGTTATGTTAGAATGTAATTTATCAGAGGTGGGGGCCTTTGCTATTGAACGTAGAATGATTCGTTGGTATGGGCGCAAAGATTTAGGTACAGGTATATTACATAATAGAACAGATGGCGGCGATGGTGTAGCAGGTATTATTCCGTGGAACAAGGATATACAGATTGGATCATTTTTAACTGACGCAGGACGAAAGAAAATTAGTAAAGCAAACAAAGGCATTAAAAAAGATCACGGTGCTAAAATTTCTGCCGCGTTAAAGGGTAAAACTAAATCCGAAGAACATAAACAGAAGTTAAGTGATGCTGGTAAAGGAAAGGCTCCGTGGAATAAAGGTCTTACTAAAGATGATAATGAACAAATACAAAAATATTCAGAGTCACTCAAAGGTCGTTGCTTTACTGCCGAGCATCGTGCTAAACTAAGTGAAGCTCACAAAGGCAGAGCAAATACAGACGAACAGAAGGCAAAAATAAGTGCGAAGTTAAAAGGAAGAGTTATGTCCAAGGAGACTAAACGAAAAATGTCAGAAGCAAGAAAAAAATTATGGGAAGAAAAGAAAAATGGAAAGAGATAATTTAACAGCCAAGCAGTTAGGGTCTGATGGGCAAAGCCAATACGCCGTTTTTCTTCCAGCACTTAGTGGCTTCTATGCTACCTATGTAGGTAAGCAACGTTTTCCAGATGCTAACGGCAACACCTATGTTGAAAGCTCACGTGTACCTACATTGTTTGAACATGGTATAGAAGGTCTCAACTGGCTCAATCCAGATGCTGGCTACTTTCAATATCACTGGAGTTTGTACTCAGCAGGTCACGCAGAACTAGACGTAAACAAACACAGTCCAAAAGAAGATATGGTACGTAATCGCAATCGTAGTACTAGTTTTATCCTAGGCGATTCGGGTGGTTTCCAAATTGGTAAAGGTGTTTGGGAAGGAGATTGGAAAAATCCTAACTGTCCTAAAGCACAAAAGAAGCGCGAACTAGTTCTTACTTGGATGGACGCATATATGGACTATGGTATGTGTTTAGATATCCCTGCTTGGGTAGCTCGTAGTCCAGCAGGTCGTGCAGCTACAGGTATTAACACCTATGATGAAGCTGTACAGGGCACTTACATTAACAATGATTGGTTCGTTAACAACCGCACAGGTGCTTGCAAATTCTTAAATGTTCTACAAGGTGAGAATCATGCGGATGCTGAAGATTGGTATCAACGCATGAAGAAATACTGTGATCCTAAGCAGTACCCAGGTCGTCATTTTAATGGTTGGGCCATGGGCGGACAGAATATGTGTGATGTACACTTGGTACTTAAACGTCTGGTGGCTATTCGCTTTGATGGATTACTACAAGAAGGTATACATGATTGGATGCACTTTTTGGGTACTAGTAAACTAGAGTGGGCTGTGTTATTAACAGACATTCAACGTGCTGTTAGAAAATATGTCAACCCAGCATTTACCATATCGTTTGACTGTGCAAGTCCATTTCTAGCCTCAGCTAACGGACAGATATACATTCAAACAGAAATTGAAGATCGTAGCAAATGGGTATATCGTATGGTTCCTAGCGTCGATGATAAGAAGTATGCACTAGACACACGTAAGTTTAGTGACGCTGTCTTACAAGACAAGGTGTTTGAAAACTTCACAGATAGTCCTATCAGCAATCGTATCAACATCAATGATGTCTGCTATTATGCCCCAGGTGACCTAAATAAGATTGGCAAAGAGGGTAAGACTAGTTGGGATTCATTTAGTTATGCTATCCAAATGGGCCATAATGTTTGGAGTCATATTAACTCTGTGCAGGAAGCTAATCGTCAGTATGATCAAGGTGTTGTACCTAAAATGTTAGTACAAGAAACATTTGATCGTGTGTACTTTAAAGATGTAGTTGATCAAATCTTTGCTGCAACAACACGTGCGGCTGCAGAACAAATCATCGAAGATAACAGTAAGTTTTGGATGACGATTATCGGTACACGTGGTGCGACAGGTAAGAAAACTGTTAATGCTAGCACTATGTTTAACAGTTTATTTGAAACAGAAGAACCAGAAGAGCACCACATCGACGATAGTGGCTTTGACGAAACTAACTTAGATAACTTAGAAGAAGGACTAGGAGAGTAATATGGATCGTATAGCACTAGAAGATGAACTATCAGAATTGGAACAACATCATCAAAGACTTGACGAAAACATCAAAAGAGGTTATACTAATTACTTAGATGATGCTAATTTAGGCAAGATGAAGCAAGAGAAACTACAAATTAAACGATCAATTGAATCCATTAGACGACAACTAGGCTTATGAAGCGCGAATATACAATAGGTATAACTGAACAACCTGTAAGATTCTTTACAGGCATTGAAATTGAACGCACACCGGCGCATGGTATGCGTACACTATTTGTAACAGGTGTACAACCTGTTGATGAGATTTTAAAGTTAGCTGCAGATAACGATTGTACGCATATCTACTTTGGTGCTAATCAGAGTTTCCCTAATCTTCAAACAGATGATGCTGATGCGTGGCGTCCGTGGGAACGCATGATAGATCAATGTTTAGATGCTGGTTATTGGTGTACCTTAGACTTTGATGTTAGCGTAGTGCAAGGTGTACTTGAAATGCCTGTTATTGGGCATAATAGATTTATTCCGCAGATTTCGGTTAAATTACCATATTTACAACAGCTAGGTTACAATGCTACAATTAAGTTAGACGATTTAGATTTTAATTATTCCAACCCGGGCGTTTGGTGTCATACCTTACATTCATTAACCACTAGAGAATCTTTTACCAATTGGGATCAATATGGTAAAGATGAAATTATTAAATGATACAAGCAGAACGTGAACAAATAGAACGCATCAAAGATGCCGCACGCAGACAAATCTGGGTGACTTTCCGTCGTGAAGGTGTTCACTGTTATCCAGATGCTGCTGTTAACCCACAACTTAAAACTGGAGATCAGTATGATGTATCGTTTCTTGCTAGCCCTCATCGCCACATTTTTCATTTCCGGGTGTCAATCGACGTGTTCCACAACAACAGAGACATCGAGTTCATCCAATTCAAACGATGGCTTGAGGCCCTGTATGTGGGCACTTTAGAACTAAACTATAAGTCATGCGAGATGATTGCAGACGATTTATATGAGCAAATAGCAGGTCGCTACCCAGGTAGAGATGTTGCTATTGAAGTTTCAGAGGATGGTGAAAACGGGTGCACCATTGTCTATAATCAAACCCGTCCTTATCAATCAGTCACTGTTTAGGAGATATATTGTGGCAAAGCTAGCTAAATTAGCAAAAGTAAATGACTCGTTCACTATTAATCGTTATGATAACGGTTGGATGGTGGAAGTTGGTGGTCGTGATAAAAAAGAAGATTGGAAAACTACTAAGTTTTTATGTAACACAGAAGCAGAGTTGTTTGAACTAATCAAAGAATACAACACAATGGAAATTGAATAAGGAGAGAGTAATGGCTTCACAACCAAAATGGCTTCCAAAATACCTACGTATGAGCCCAGAAGTAACCAAGATCTACAATGACTTGGACGCATGGTTGAACTACTGTCGTTTCCGCATGATCAAATTTGACGAAGCGGATTTGTACCGTAGTCCAGAGTATAAAGAGTGGCAAGAACGCCGCAAGAAACGCCAGCAATGGCAACAACGTAATGGCCAGACTGGTGGCTATCAGGGGCGTCGCTAATGGCCAAGGTCTTTTTAGTAGACCTTGAATCGGTCGAGACAAGGTACACAGCTCAATGGAAGAGTCATGTGCCCAATCTCTTAGAGGAACACGGACATGAAGTGTACGTTATTTCAGGGCCGCACGATATTCCAGCGGCTACAACTCCTGGCGCTTTTCTTAACTTTGGCGGCACGAACATTTATAAAGCGGCACAAGTCGAACGAATGGCTAGACTCTTTACACAAGGAGGGGTTAAAGCCGGAGATCATTTCATTTTTACAGATGCTTGGCACCCTGGAATTATCAATCTTAAGTATATGTCTGAGTTGCTTGGTATTCCTGTTGTGATTCACGCACTCTGGCATGCTGGTAGTTATGACCCGCAGGACTTTTTAGGTCGCTTAATCGGTGATGCTCCTTGGGTGCGCTACAGTGAAAAAGCATTCTTTAGTGCTATAGACCATAACTATTTTGCCACAGACTTTCACATTAATATGTTTGTTAAAAACCTATTAGAAGTACCAGATGGTAGAATTACTAATGTGGCAGGTAGTCTAATGCGCGAAGATAAAATTTTGCGCACAGGTTGGCCTATGGAGTATATGCCTAGTGTATTATCTCATTATAAGAATCAACCTAAACGAGACTTAATCTTATTTCCGCACCGCATCGCGCCAGAAAAGCAATTAGAAATATTTAAAGATCTCGCTGAAAAATTACCGCAGTATGAATGGGTAGTGTGCCAGGAACAAAACCTAACTAAAGAAGAATACCACAGTTTATTGAGTAAAGCTAAAATTGTTTTTAGTGCAAATCTACAAGAAACACTAGGTATTAGCATGTATGAAGGTGCATTAGTTGATGCAATTCCTTTGGTTCCAAGTAGGCTAAGTTATATGGAAATGTACGATTATCAATTCCAATATCCTGGAGAATGGACAGAAAGCTGGGCAAATTATCAACAGCACACTGATAAAATGATTGAAAAGATAGTTGACTCTGTCGAATCATATGATACTATCAGACCATCAATAGAACGTCAAGCGCAACGATTGACTGAACAGTTTTTTTCAGCACAGGCCCTCTTAGAAAATATTCAATGACCTTTGATAAAATTCTAAAGTTTGAACAGGCATTGGGCGCATTTACAGGTGCGCCTTTTGTCGTCATGACTGATTGCTGCACACATGCCTTAGAGTTATGTTTACGTTACGAAAAGCCTATTAACTGTGCATTTACAGCATACACGTATCTGAGTGTGCCTATGACCATGCGCAAGTTAGATATTGAATACAGACTAATTCCAGAAGAATGGACTGGTGAATATCAACTACACGGTACCCGTATCTGGGATAGCGCACGTAAGCTACAGTTAGGTATGTATCGCAAAGGTCAGATGCAGTGCTTAAGTTTTGGGCACGACAAACCGTTGAGCATTGGTCACGGCGGTGCTATTTTATTAGATGATGAGCGGGCATACCGTACACTAATACGTCAGCGGTATGACGGGCGTGACTTGTCTATAAGCCCATGGCAAAATCAACAGGTGTTTGAAGTGGGCTATCACTATCGTCCGACCATTGAAGATGCAGAACGTGGATTAGAATTATTAGCTACCGTAGACCAAAAACCTAAATACAAACAATATCCCGACTTGCGTGAAATTATTTTCAAATAGTTTGACAACGGTCTAAATAAACCTATATACTATTATTAACTATCCCAATCCACTGGGTAAACATCGGAGTAGAAATGACAAAATATACAGTAAGTGAATCAATTCGTAATAATCTACGAGCAAATAACAAACGTTTCTGGGCAGGCGACAACATCTCAGAATACATTACAGAAGAGCAGAAACAACTATTAATCGACGAAGCAACACTAGCGTTTGAAGGTGTGCTGGATACACTATTAATTGATCGCGAAACAGATCCTAACAGTTACGGCACGGCTAGACGTTTAGCTAAGATGTACTTTAACGAAATTATGGCAGGTAGATATGATCCAGCACCTGATGCTACAGCTTTCCCAAATGATAGTGAAGATAGATACGAAGGTATGCTTGTGGTTCGTAGCGAGTTACGTAGTATGTGCTCACACCACCATCAACCTGTCAGCGGAGTCGCTTATATTGGAATTATTGCCGCTAACAAACTTATTGGCCTATCTAAATACACTCGGATTGCTCAGTGGTGTGCTCGCCGTGGTACACTACAAGAAGAGCTTGCGAATGATATCACGCGAGAGATTAGTCGAGCGACTGGCAGCAATAACGTAGCAGTATATATTCAAGCAACGCACGGTTGCTGTGAGAATCGTGGCATTATGGCACATTCAAGTTTAACTCAAACTACAGTATTAACAGGTGCATTTAAAACTGACCCCAATACTAAGAAAGAGTTCTTTGACAACATTAAACTACAACAGGAGTTTGCTCCAAGATGAAATGGTTAGATAGTTGGATTCAACGTTGTTACAATCGCGCACGCAGCCGTGACGAAGCTCAAAGTATTATGTTAGATGAGAATCCTAGACGTGGTCGTGGAAGAATTAGCCCTGTATCTAGTAGCACAAGTAGAGTTGAACATAACTACGATGACCGTAGTGTAATTACTTTTAAGGTATTTGGTGCCAACGGCGGTATGATTGTAGAGACCAATCGTTATGATGAAAAGCGTGATACTGAAGCCATTGGCAGATATGTTATCAGTGACGATGCTGACCTAGTAGAAAGCCTAGGCAAGATTGTTAGCATGGAATACCTACGCTAATGATACATTTGCCGCCAGGGGTTACCATCAACCGTAATGCTAGAATTGTCGTTTGGGCAGTTACTCCAGAAATGATCGATTGGTGGCAACATGTTGGTGGAAATATCAGTGTAGAATCTTGGTATGATGCTAAAGGTAGAGAACAGCAGACTACAGTATTACAATTTGGGCGAGCTAAACCAAGTTACAAAATGCAAACAGGCACCGGTGAAGTTATTATTAATTTCAATCAAGAAGATTCAAATACAGCCTTAATGTTTATTATGAAGTTCAGTGATGAAATCAACACACACAATTTAAGAGAGTACACAGACTATGTCTATTGAAAAAGTATATTACGATTATATCAAAATCCAAGAATGGGTAAACAAAATCTCATTCCAAATGTTTAAAGATAAGTGGCGCCCAGATTACATTGTGGGCTTAACACGCGGTGGTCTAATTCCTGCGGTTATGATGAGTCACGCATTAGATGTTCCTATGCACACGTTAGAAGTTAAACTACGTGATCATGAGAATACAGAAAGCAACTTATGGATGGCAGAGGATGCTTATGGGTACGGTGGTAGTTTTGATGGCAGACCTATTCACGATGAATACAAGCAAAAGAACATTCTTATCTTAGATGATATCAATGACACAGGTGCTACATTAGATTGGATTATTCAAGACTGGCAAGCAAGTTGCTTACCAAACAGCGAACGGTGGGCAGATGTTTGGGGTAACAATGTTCGATTCGCTGTTTTAATTGATAACCTGAGTAGCAAATTTAGTAGAAAGGTTGATTATTGTGCAAAAGAAATTAACAAAGCAGAACGAGACGTTTGGATCGTCTACCCTTGGGAACGTTAAGATTGACACAAAGACTACTAGTGTGTTACAATACTTAGATGGGTATGAAACTACAGACTATCTTGAAAATCAATATAACAGGGCTTATCAATGAAATTAAAAGTTAGTGAAATATTTTATTCAGCACAAGGTGAGGGTCGTTTTGTTGGCGTACCGAGTGTATTCTTGCGTACATTTGGCTGCAATTTTACGTGCAGCGGTTTTGGTATGCCTAGAGGTACAATTAGCACTGAAGCAGACGAAGTTGCTAAAACTGTTACACTATACAAAACATACGAAGACCTACCATTAGTCAACACAGGGTGCGATAGCTATGCGTCATGGCATCCTAAGTTTAAAAGTTTAAGCCCAACCTATGACACATCTGAAGTTATTAGTAAGATGTTGGCCTTGACCCCAAATAATCGTTGGGCGCAGGACAATGGCAATGATGTACACTTGGTTATCACAGGTGGCGAGCCATTGTTAGGTTGGCAAAAAGTATACCCTGAGATGTTAGAAGCAATTGAAATGCGTGACCTAAAGAACATTACATTTGAAACTAACGGTACTCAAGAACTTAGCGAGGACTTTAGACAATACTTAGATCAGTGGCAGTATGGTGACTCAAGTGGTGGCGAACGTGAAATTACATTTAGTGTAAGTGCCAAACTAAGTCCAAGTGGAGAGAAGTGGGAAGATGCTATCAAACCAGAGATTGTAACAAGCTATCAAGAGTTTGGTACTACATATCTTAAGTTTGTAGTTGAGCGTCCAGAAGACTTTGAAGAAGTTGAAGCGGCGGTATTTCAATATCGCATAGCTGGGTTTACTGGAGCAGTGTACATCATGCCAGTGGGTGGGGTTGTTAGCGTTTACGATGGCAATAAATTTAATGTAGCTGATGAAGCTATGCGTCGTGGCTATTATTACAGTCCACGTCTACATGTAGACTTATGGGGTAATTCGTGGGGCAAATGACCTTAGAGCAAGTAGTATACGCAACACTAATATGGTCATTGCTGATTTCCGTCTCTTATAGTCATAGCGGACTTAAAAAAATCAAAAATTGCTATGGCATGTGGTTCCGCCAAAGCTATTGGACAAACTATAACATTGTTGAGTTTGCTAGTTGGCTAGCCAAGGCAGTGATTATTGTCCCTGGGCTAATTTTTAGCGTACAAATTTGGTGGCTGTATTTCGTTACATTAGTTACTAGCTTGTCACTTATTTGGGCTAGTAATAAAAAACTACTTCCTACCTTAGTTGGATTTAACACTGTTTGGGTTTGGATCAGTTGTATGGTATTGTCGCAGCACATTTTTTAAAAGGAACATATGGGTTATTATTTTACAAGCGAGAGTGTCAGTGAAGGGCATCCAGATAAAGTAGCAGACGCTATTAGCGATGCTGTTTTAGATCTAATAATGCGTGACGGTGATCGTGCAAAACGTTGTGCCTGTGAAACACTTGTAACTACCAACCGTGTTGTGTTGGCGGGTGAGTATAAAGGTATTTTACATGCAGAAGAAGTTGAAAGTGCTACACGTAAAGTTATCAAAGACATTGGGTATGAGCAGACTGGATTTGATTGGCGCACTGTTGATATTACTAATCTATTACATGGACAAAGTGCTGATATTGCTCTTGGTACTGACCATTTTGGCGCAGGTGACCAAGGCCTAATGTTTGGCTACGCTATTAACGAAACGCCAGACCTAATGCCAAGTGCTATCTATTATAGTCACTTAATTGTTAAAGAACTAACACGCCAACGTAAAGGTGGGCAAGCATGGCTAGGTCCAGATGCTAAATCACAGGTAACTATGGAATACAATGATGACGGCACAGTAAAGCGTATTGCTAAAATTGTTTGCTCAACACAACATGCCGATGATGTTGACATTGAAAATGTTCGCAGAATGGTTAAAGAATACATTACTGCAATTTTACCTGGAGAACTACTTGATGATAGCACAGAGTATCTTATTAATCCTACTGGTAGGTTTGTTATTGGCGGTCCTGATGGAGATACTGGACTTACCGGGCGTAAAATTATTGTCGACACTTACGGCGGTTATAGCCCTCACGGTGGCGGTGCTTTTAGCGGCAAAGATCCCACTAAAGTAGATAGATCATCTGCCTACATGGCTCGATACCTTGCGAAAAATATTGTAGCTAGTGGACATGCAAAGAAAGCAACTGTACAGATTAGTTATGCTATTGGCGTTAAAGAACCAACTAGCCTATATATTAATACTCACGGACATGGTGATGACGGTTGGTTAACCAATTGGGTTCGTAAAAATATTGATCTAACACCGTTAGGCATTATAAATAGATTTGCTATGTTCCGTCCTATCTATAGCGAAACTACTAACTACGGGCACTTTGGTAAAGCTAATTTACCGTGGGAACAAACAGATTTAGTTGACTCACTTAACAAGGAATAATATGGGATTATTTGATAAAATCACAGGAAAAGCACGTCGAACTGAAGAAGCACGATTAAAGGCTGTAGCAGAAGCAGAAGCTATTGCTAAAAAAGAACTACAGGCCAAAAAACGTGCCGAAGCAAAAGCTAAAAAGGATGCCATTAAAGCGGCCGAAGCCGATAGCCCCAAGGCACAGGCAACTGCTAAAGGTGAACCGTGGGTGTCAATTTTGAACATGGAATTAAATCCTGAAGACCCAGGACAAGGTGCCTTTGAGTTGGATTGGAACGATAAATTTGTAGCTAATTTAGTTCGCGCAGGCTATCAAGGTAAAACTGATGCTGATATTGTAGACAACTGGTTTCAAACCATCTGTCGAAATGTAGCATTGGAAACTTACGAGCAATACCAAGCAGATCCTGAACAGCGTAGAAATAACAATCGTCGAGATTTGGGCGACGGAAGAACGGAGATAAGTTAATGTCTAAGGAACAAAAAATTAAAGAAATAATTGCTGCCAGCATTGATAATATTACTTCTGGTGACATTAAAAACGAACAAAGATTGAGCGAACTGGGTGCAGATAGTTTAACTGCTATTGAAATTATTGTAGGGCTCGAACATGAATATGATGTTGAAGTCCCAGATGATTTTGACCCTAATAGTACTGTTCAAACACTAATAGATTTTATTAATAATAATTCTTGACACTTATTAGAAAAGAAAGTATAATGTTTACATGAGATACTTACTTGTAGACACAGCAAATACATTTTTTCGTGCAAGACATTCGGCCCATCGCCAAGCAGACACTTGGGATAAGTTGGGTTTTGCCATTCATGTAACTCTAGCCAGCATCAATAAAGCATGGCGCGAACACAAGGCAGATCATGTGGTATTCTGTCTAGAGGGTCGTAGCTGGCGCAAAGATTATTACGAGCCTTATAAGAAAAATCGTGCAGTAGCACGTGCTGCACTCACTGAAAAAGAAGCAGAAGAGGATCAGCTATTTTGGGAAACATTTGATGCCCTCAAAGCATTTATCACTGAAAAAACTAATTGCACAGTACTTCAACACTCTAATCTGGAAGCCGACGATCTTATTGCTGGATTTATTCAGTGCCATCCTACTGATCATCATGTTATTATATCTAGCGATACAGATTTTCATCAACTACTAGCTGAGAATGTAACCCAATATAATGGTGTAGCAGATGAGTTACATACATTACAAGGTATTTTAGACAAAAAAGGCAATTTAGTAATTGACAAAAAAACCAAGGAACCTAAAAAGATTCCTGATCCAAAGTTTATACTTTTTGAAAAGTGTATGCGTGGTGATCCTACTGATAATATTTTTAGTGCTTACCCAGGTGTTCGCACTAAAGGATCAAAAAATAAGGTCGGACTTGAGGAAGCATTTGCTGACAAAGATAAAAAGGGTTATAACTGGAATAATCTAATGCTACAGCGTTGGGTTGATCATAACGGTGTTGAACATCGTGTTATGGATGACTATGAACGCAATCGTACTTTAGTTGACCTGTCAGCACAGCCAGCAGATGTAAAAGATCAAATACACGAAACTATCCGTGCTAACGCTAATGTTAAGAATCGCCCGATGGTGGGTGCGCAATTCTTAAAATTTTGTGGTAAGTATGAGCTTAACAAACTCAGTGACAATGCCAGCAACGTAAGTGAATGGCTAGGTGCTAGCTACCCAGAACAAAGTGTAACTATGTTCCACTTGCAAAATGGTTGACATTTTGGTTAATTCCATGTATAATGCAACTATTAAATGTAAGAAAGGCAGTTAAATGACATACATTCGCAGATGTATTAAATGCTTCCAACCATGGGACGGTGGTGGTAGCGTAACCTGTGCGCATTGCCGTCAAATTGAAGCAATAAACGAGCAGACAGAAGCACTTAAACGCAGTCAAGATACTGCCAGATACTCTGCTCCTACGTATGATTATTATACTGGGCGCGAGTATACTGAAGAAGAAAGTGCAGAGTTACGTAGACAAGTTGCCGCATTGAGTGCATCAAACGTGCAAAAAAGTAAAATTGAAATACTTATTTTGATTCTTATATTCATAGCATTACCGTGGGTACTTGGTTTTGTTTGGAGATTTATTTGGGGATTATAGTTGATAGAACGTAGTCAGAAGTTCCTAGCGTTAGATTTAGAATTAAACCAACCAAGTGGTAAGATCATTCAGGTTGGCGTTGCTGTGGGCAGTGCTGGGGATCGTCGCGATCAATACATAACTAAGAAATGGTATATCAATCCAAACGAACCGTTGGACCAATTCATTATTGACCTAACTGGTATTACCCAATCAGATATAAGTTCATACTGTGTTAGTCACGAAACTGTAGCTAGAGAGCTGAGTGAGTTAATTAAAGAACACAAGTGTTTTGTTAACCCGGTTACATGGGGTGGCGGTGATAGTACAGAACTGCTGGCCGAATTCTGCAAAAATCACGCAGACTTTCCACACTTTGGGCGACGCTGGATAGACGTTAAGACTTGGTATACTTTACACATGTTATGCAAGGGTAAAAATCCCTCAGGCGGTCTTGCTAGTGCTATGGGCCAATACAAACTACAGTTCAAAGGTCGAGCACATCAAGCAGATATTGATGCCGAAAATACCCTAGCGTTGTTCTTCAAAATCTTAGAACGTCAGCGTAGCATGGAGTTGTTAGTTGATTCAGCAAAGTCAATCTAGATGCGTACAGTTTGTACCATATGAAGTAGTACATCGTGCCGCATTTGAAATGGTTGAAGAATTTCGTAGATACGAAGTTTGGCAAGATGAGTTCGAACATGAATACAATGTTAAGTTTGGCACATTAAAAGTAGATGTAGATAGGTACTGTATGATCTTTCCAAGTGATGAAGCATACACAATGTTTATGCTAAGATGGGCTTGACATTGCCTAAATAATACACATATAATAGTAATATAAGGAAAGGAATAGATATGAGTTGGATTATTGATAAAACATTTGAATTTTGTTATGGACATCGTGTTTGGACACAGATGCTACATGGCGAATACGCAGACGACCTAAAGTGTGCTTGCCGTCACCTACATGGACATGAAGGCAAAGTACAGGTTTACTTAACTAACAGCACGGACTCAAACAAACTAGATACTACAGGTATGGTAACTGACTTCCGTCATTTAGAATGGTTAAAGAAATGGATTAACAAATATATTGACCATCAGTTTGTCATTGATCGCAACGATCCACTATACGATCGATTAGTGGGAAATGACACCCCGTTAGTACCAGTACCAGTTCCGGGTACAGACTACATCGCAGGGTGGCATATTGATCCAACTTACTATGCGACATTAGATGGCCACGAGTATGAAATGTTTGAAGGGTTCATGGTTGTGGACTTTGTTCCTACTAGTGAGAATCTAAGTGCTTGGTTGGCTAAATTAGTTGATGTGAAGATGGAGCCATTGGGTGTTAAGGTACATCATCTTGATTGGTGGGAAACTCCTAAATCACGTAGCGTGTACTACAATGATTAAGCGTCTTAAAAAATGTATTGGTCCCAGTAAAGAGGACCTTGAACTAGCTGATAAAATTAGAAAACTTTATGAAACACACGATGTAACTATTATTCGTAGTGGGCTTAAGGGATGGCGCATCAGCGTTAGGCGAAAGGAAATCAAATGACCTGGGAAGTATTTTTACTATTAAGCCTATTCGGTATTAAACACTTTATTGCAGACTTTCCCCTACAGTATCAATACATGATACAAGAAAAAGGAATCTATGGTGCAGGGGGTGGTGTTCAACATGCAGGTATACATGCTGTAGGCACCTTTATTGTATTAATGCTAGTGGTAACTGTAAGCCCGTGGATATTATTTTTAAGTTTTGTAGACGGCATCGTACATTATCACATTGACTGGGCTAAACAGCAATTAAATCGTAATTTAACCATTAAAGATGATCATTGGTGGACTTTAATGGGTTTGGACCAATGTCTGCATTACCTAACCTATGTAGGAATTATCTATGTCGTTACTAGCTAAAAGCGTTTATAAAAACAAATATTGGATTGTGGAAGAAGAAGGGCGTAGGGTAGCTAGTATTTTACCCAACCCTACCGGCGTTACTTTGATACACGAAGGCAAACGTTTAAACTTCTCAAATCTTAAAAATCTAAGTGAACGTTATAATATTTTAGTTGATAAAACCAAACCTACAAAAATCAAAACAGAAGCAAACGAAGTCTACGGGTATCCTTGCGAGCACAGAGCGCATAATATACTCTGGGATGTTAAACATCGTTTACCAATTTTCACAAAAGGTAATAAAAGTAAAAGTTTCTTTTGTGCAGGATACTATATTGTTAAATTTAACAATGGGTGGGTTAAAAGTTATTGCCCTAAACTAATTACCTTAAACAGATATCCATTTCAAGGACCGTTTAAGACTCAAGAAGAAATGTTATCAAATTTAAGGATCGCCAATGGAAACACAATTAAGTTTACATCTCAAGAAGTTTAATGATAGAGTTAAAGTAATGAATCAAACTAATGCCAAGGAAATGACCCTTTCTGCGTTAGAGGCGAGAAATTTACATAATGACATTTTTGAACTACTTACACAAATTCAAGCACTTACAGAAATAAAACAGAATCAAGTTGAAGAAGTAATTGAAGTTGGCATGGATGGTGGTGGTTTTTAATTATATGCTCAGATAATTGGCATAAATAATAGTATTATGAGCAGACCTAAACCTACAGTGCTTTTAGAGCACGTTAATAAAACAAATTATAAAAGTGATCAGATTCTGAATTCAGAAGGTATTTGGGCGGTGTTTTATGATAATCAACCTATCAATTTAAAAACACAAAATGTCTTAGTGGCCTATCCGGGCCCTAAGTATAAAAAAGTCAGCTTTAGTAACCCTGGCCATGCTATTAATCTAGCTAAAAAGCTCAACACACTGTTTAAAACAGACAAATTTTCAGTTGTTCTGCTTAAAGCCGGAGATCAAATATATCCTTAACTATGTCCCGTAGTACTGACAGTCTGCAGGCAATTTGGCAGGAAAAACTACAACAAGGCCCAGTCAAACCACATTATCTAGCAAATCCTGCCAATTTTTGGTGGCATAATCCCACAAACCACAATAGCCTGCGATTAACTAACAGCGCCTACTTAGCTATTAAAAATACTATTAAATTCTATAAATTTCAGCTTAGTCATGACATTCGCCCCAAATGCTTTGTGCAGTTAGAAAGATATTTTAAAGAACCATACTATGTACAGAATCGCAAAACTATCCATATTATGAGCGATCGCGATGCTATGATGCTGAGTTTACACGCCAACAACCTTCAACAATATTTAGACAATCAAAGTTTATAATTAAATACGTACATGATTAACTCAATACAAAACTACCTTCGGCCATCTCGTGGTTTTACCAGCTTACTGCAACTAACAACCCCATTAGCAATATGGTACGCTGTTACATTAAATTTAACCATGATATGGTGGGGCGGAGCTATGCTTATCATGTCATTTGTTTATATACTAGTAGGCAACAACATTGGATTACATAGATATTTTACCCACAAGCACTTTGAAGTTAGTCGACCAATCGAATGGTTCTTTTTATGGTCGGGAGCAATGAGTGGATTAGGAAGCCCGTTGAGTTATGCAATGGTTCATATTGTGCATCACCGCTACCCTGACAGTAAATTGGATCCCCACGGCCCTATTAGAGGAATTAAAAGTTGGTTGGTTTGGTTTCAAAAACCAGTTGATGTAACAGAAACTCCGGTGTTTAGCCGACGATTAATAGAGCTTGACCAAAAGTATTGGTGGTTACATCGTTATTATGTACTATTTGTTTTAATTAATGCACTGATATTCTATGTCATCGATTTTCGTTTATTTCTAATGGGGTGGCTAATTCCAGCAGGACTCACTTGCTGGATAGTTGCCTGGAGTGTTTGGCGACAACACATAGGACTAAAACCAAACAATACCCCAATACATCGGTGGGACATTTTTGCCGAAGGGTTGCATAAAAATCACCATGATTGGCCAATGGCTCCAAACACCGCAGTGCGCGATAGAGAAATTGATTGGACCTATCAAGCCAGTCGGGTGTTTAAGCCAAGATATAATTGGAAGGGACAACCAAAAAAGATGTAAATTTTGGTTGACAAATTGGTAAAATGAGCGTATAATTGTCTTTGTTAACTTAATAAGGAGCAAGACAAATGGCTTATATGAACCAAGAAATGAAAGCTTCAATTGCAGACCAAGTTAAACCTATTTTCAAAAAATATGGCGTAAAAGGCTCATTAGCGGTACGTCATCATTCAACAATCGTAGTTAATATTAAATCAGGTCCATTAAACTTTATTGGCAACTACAACGCAGGGCAAATGCTACGTCAACGTAGAGGCCAAGATGCTCACATCGTAACTCAAAACTATTTAGACGTTAATCCATACTGGTATCAAGAACATTTTGTAGGCGAGTGTAAAGAATTCTTCGACGAATTGTTTGCTGCTGTAAAATCAGCGGGTTGGTACAACAATTCAGACGCGATGATTGATTATTTTGACACAGCTTACTACTTCGATGTTAATGTTGGTCGTTGGAACAAACCATACGAGTGGAAAAAATAATGGAAGCTCTTAAAGAAGTTACAGTTTGGGATGTTGATTTCCGTCAGCCCAACCATACCTACTTGTTTGATGGTGAAAAGGCCTTGGCCTACATTCAGTGGCACGAGGGTGAGCCTATTTACTTCAATCGACCAACAAAGATTAACCGTCGTGGCCGTAAGTTTGTTAAGGCAGATATTGGTCTGTTCGGACCGGTTCAAACGGAGAGTAACCTAATAGAATTTAC